ATGCTGCAGTTTGGCACCTTGGTGAACTCGCTGGGCCTGGCTGGCACCGGCATCAATGACGCCGTTAGAGGGGTTGTCCGGACATCGTCGGGAGACGTCGAGGCCTACGTGAAGCGACTGGCTAGCTCCCGGGAGGTCCTGGTGGAGGTCGCCTGCGCGGTGATGGCTCGCCAATTGGACCTCCCAGTACCCCAGCCCTTGCTTGTGTACGTCCCAGAGCATATGGGTGGGCCGTACGTGGCCTATGGCAGCGTCGCCGCCGGGAACGGGGATCTGTCTGCCTTCATAGAAGGCGGGCAGCTTCAAGTAATTCTTGATCAATTGCGTGCGTGGCCTGGTTTAATCAAGGCTGCATGCTTTGACGAGTGGATCGCAAACTGCGATCGACATGAGCGCAACATCCTCTATAACGGTATCGGCGAGTTCTGGCTTATCGATCATGGTTTGGCCGTAAACGCCGCGCTCCCAGTGGATGAATTGGCGCCGCAGAACATCCTTTTCGACGTGGCGGTACGTGACAGAGCAGAGAACGAGCTGCTCCGAATGCGGCCCGTTGCTTTAGGCGTAATGGAGGCGTTTCAGGAGAAGCCGACCTCGCAGAGGGATCTCGGCCTGCCCACGGGACTATGGCCTGATGAAGAGGCAGATTCGGTGCTCGCGTGGCTTGCGTCCAGGCAGGCGCATCTGATGCGACTGGCTAGCGAGAGAATTCCGGCAATGCAGAGCGAGATGTTCGATGGCCATCACCGCTGACTTTCGGATGTTCCCACCTGTTCCGAACGTCCAAGCGACGTGGGCGCCGCTGTACATAGAGCCGATGCACGGTAGCGGAGAGCGAATCGTGATCGCCACTGCTGCCGTGGATGGCAGTGGCGCTTTCCACGTGCACGCGACGCTGTCGGCTCGAGTTCTGCAGTGCATGTACGGCGATCGGGCGGAAGTGCTCGACGGACTAATAGACTTGGCCGTTGATGTCCTCCAGGCGTACCTAGCGACCGGCGGAACGCTGGATAGCTGGGTGCCGCCTTTCCGATCCTGTCATTTGGGGGCTTCCCGCAGCGCAATGGGAGCTGACCTCGAGCAGATCGCCCGCAGCGGAGCGACTTTGACTTCAAGCTTGGCCGCCAAGTTGGCGGAGAGCAGCGTCGAGCAGACCTCGGAGTCGGGTGGAACTGGGCTCGATATTGATAGGTGGGTTCAGCAGATTCGCGATCGAGTTTGCGGTCAGAGTCCGCACTTGGATGCGCGCTTCAATGGCGAGGTCGTAGTGCGGAAAGGGGCCGCTCCAACGCGAATCGGATATTTGGGGGAGCGAATCGCCGCCAATTTCGACATGCTGATTCCAGGTTCCAACCTCTCCACCCGACGCATCCGATCAAAGTCTCGCTTGGTGGATCTACAAATTCTGAAAGACCAGTTGGATGTCCTTGCGCCAAGGACCACCTATGAACTTTTGCTTTGGATCCCGGAGAGGGACTCGCCGGGCTTCTCGCAAAGGCAGCTTGATGCAGCCCATGGTGCTCTGTCGGAGCTTGAGGCATTCGCGGATGAACATTCGCTCATGGTGCGTTCCTACAGCCGCGCCGATGAGGCGGCGCAGCGAATTCTGAAGGCGGAATTGGCCTAAAGGCAGCACTTGGCGTCCATGTTTGTACCTAGGTAGCGGTTGCCCAGACCGCTGCGGCCTTGGCGCCGGCATCGGGGACCATCGATGGGATCCACCGGCCGTACTTCTTGGCGGTGATCGTCCAATCGCGGTGCCCCATCTGCCTCGCGACCCACATGACGTTCTCGCCGGCGCTCAATGCCTGGGAAGCGAAGGTGTGGCGCATCTGATACGGGTAGCGGTACCGGACCCCTGCCTTGCGCAGCGCGCGCTGCCATTCGCCGGCGCGGATGCTCTGGTCCGACCCCCACCGGGCGTTCGTCCTGGGATCGTGGAAGACGAACTCGCCGGCGGTGGCCGTGTGGGCGCGCTGAGCCTTCAGGGCATCGATCGCCGGTTGCAGCAGCTGCACCTCACGCACGCCGGACTCGGTCTTCGGGGCCTTCATCTTGCCCATTACCCAGGCGCGCCGGATCTTGACCGTTCCCTTTCGCCAGTCGATGTCCGACCAGCAGAGGCCGATCATTTCTGAGGTGCGCAGGCCCGTGGCGAAGTTGAACTGGCAGTAGTTGCGGACCTGGTCCTCGCGGCAGGCGGCCAGGATTGCCTGGACTTCCTCCGGCGTGAACGGGTCGACCTCTTCGCGCGCATTGGCCCTGGCGCGCCGCTTCACCCTGAATCCATCGAGGGGATTGCTGGGGATCAAATCGTCGGCGACGGCCTCGTCGAGGGCGCCGCGAAGCGGCCCCAGGACGTTATTGATGCGCTTGGCCGACGTCGACTCGGCGAAAGTGGCCACCAGCTCCTTCAGGGCGATCCGGTCGAAGTTACGCAGGGCGATCGCTCCGCAGCGCGGCACCAGGATGTTCTCGACGATGCGCCGGTAGCCGATCAGGCTGCTGTGCTCGAGCTCGGGCTCTTTCTGCGCCAGCCACCGGGTCAGCACCTGCTCCAGGTTGTCCAGGGCTGCAGGGCGGGTGGCCACCTGACGGGCACGCTTGCTGTTGGGAAAGTGGGTGGCGTAATTGAACGTGCCTTTCTCGATCTCAATCTTGATCTGGCCCAGCAGATTTTCGCAGTAGCGCAGATGCCGTGCGGTCGGGGGCAGCTTCAGCCGTTCGCGACAGCGCTTGCCGCGGTAGTGAAAGGTTATCTCGATGCTGCCTTGTGTAACTGGCCGGACGCCACTCTGCCTTGGATTACCCACTCTTCGTACCCCTCCAAATCAATCAGGTTTCTTCCATCTGGCGCCTTGATGAACACGGCGCCCTCCAGCCAATCGCCACGCTTAATCTTCGAGTTGATGGCGTCGACGGTGTAGCCGGTCAGTGCCTCGAATTGCTTGAGCGTCACGAATCGGACCGGGCGAAGGTTCGCGGGGGATCCGGTCCTCGGCAATCCTCGTGACGAGGGTCCGTAGCTACTCATGGGGCACCGCCTGCAGGCTCCAGAGGACTGAGAGGCGTTTGTCGGGCCCTTGGAATGGGGCGCGCGACACCCGGCCGGTCTTGGCCAGCTGGTGCAGGTAGCTGCTGACTCTGTTCGATGGCAGCTGCAGCTCGACCGCCAGCTCGCTGGCCAGGCCAGGGCCCTCCTGCAGCAGCTGCAGGATTCGGGTGGTCGTGCCGTCGACAGGGCATTTGTCAGCCATTAATCATCTCTCCTGCGCGGCGTGGGCAAGAAGGCCGTGGCAATATATGGAATCGTTCGCGAGGATGAAGGCCATGAGTGTTGTGGTGCAGATTGGGAAATCTGCTGGCAGTCTGGTAGTACAGGCAGGAAGTACGGCTTCTGCCGGTGTGGACTGGACAGCGGTTTCTGCAGTGGCAACCTTCTTGGCTGCATTCGTTGCACTTCTCGTAGGGGTGCTCCCAATTTGGTTGTCCAGGAGAAAGCGTAAGAAGCAAGCGACGATGTATGGGAAGGTCGCTGTCGATGTTCTGACGCTCCAAGCCCTGCAGCTTGGCGCCGCGATAGGGATTCCCGTGGGCCAGCAAAAGATCGCTGATGCTTGGCAGTACAAGCAGGTTGCCAAGGCGGTTTCGGTAATTGATTCCGGCTCTTTGACACCCCTGATCGAGTACAGCGAGTTTCTTCCTTCGAAGACTGACGATGCATTGGCTCAGTGCATTGCGATGCTTGATATCGCGAAGCGACGGCTTGTGTTTCTTCATGAGCCGGCCCCCGGTGATCGATTCACGATGGAGGGGGATATCAATTGGTATGCCGAAGTAAGAGCGGATGTTTTGAGCCTGCGCACAGAGCTTTGCCAGTGGCTCAAGGTGAAAGCCGATAGCGTCGATGAAGAAGCTGCCAAATTCGCGGAGAAGTTGCGCCTGATTGCTCTGGATGAGAAAGAGGACTGGAACGCAAGGAATCCGGCTGAGGGCTAGATCGGCTATTGGGCTGTTTCCAAGCGTTGCGAAGGGTGAGTTGCGAATAGCTTTTGCTAGGGAATGTGGAGGTTGGCAGTGGATGGCGCGCACCACGGCGCGGCTGAAACGAATGGGCGGCTCACGCATGGGGGAGCTCCGCCAGCGGCGCCGGCGCAGCAATGTCGCCTGGCAGGCCTGTCGGCTCGGCAGTGTCGGCGGCATCGTCGTAGACGCGGATCGCGCGGGCAACCGCGTACAGGCGCCAGAGGAAGTGAAAGGTGTACTGCTGCAGGGACGATGCGTATTCCCAGGCGTCGGTGATCAGGAAGTCGCTGTAGTCGGGGTCGCTCGGCTCGAAGTCCGACATCGAGCTGATCGCGTTGCTCAGGGCATCGTGGTCTTCCGAGTCGCTGAGCACTTCGACCTCGAGCTCCTGCCACAACTTGGCCACCCACTCCGGCGTCGACGTGTCCGGATCCGCCAGGTCGTCTGGATCCACGCGTTCCTCGACGTGTTCCTTGAACAGGCGCGTCACCAGGTCGCGGAAGAGGCGCGCGCTGAATTCCTTCTTCTCGCCGTCATTGGCCACGCACTTCTCCGCCCAGTAGCCATCGTTCACGAAGAGACCGCCGGCCTTTTCGTGCTCCGCGGGCTTGGCGCGGAAGAACTCGAACATGTCGTGCAGGCGGCTGAAGACGGCCGTGCCCATGTCGCCGGAGATCGCCAGGTGCCCGGGCCAGGTCACGATGTCGAAGCCGTAGCAATAGGTTCCGGGGCGACGGAACTGCAGGTGCCGGTGCACGCCATCGTCGACCACGATCCGGAGCTCGTGAGTGGCTGTATCGGCGAGGAAGCGGGGGAGGACGTCACTGCGGTTCATGGGTGTCTCCGGACTGTGTGGACGAGGCCTGGGTGGCCTTCAGGGCTGCTTTCAGCGCGGTTTGCCAAGCGGGGACTGACCTGCTCTCGGCATCGAGCAGCTGCCACAAGCCATCACGGTGACCAGTGACGATGAGGCCGCCGGCCTTCAGCACCTGGAGCACCTCCGACTTCTTTGTCAGCGGGTCTCGGCGAGGCAGATGGCGGACGTTGATTACCTTGCTGTTCACGATCTCCGCGACGGAGGTGAGGTCAGGGCCGGCGGCCATGTCGCAGCTGAAGGTCGGCGCGGGCTTCTTGGTGGTCATCGTCAGCGCCTCTGGCCGGCCGGCAACATGGGGAGCTGCTGGGGTTCGGCAACTGCGGCCGTCAGGTTTCCGGTTTCGTGGGCCAAACGGATAGCATCGAGTTCCACCTTCACCGCGCCGATGTAGGTGGTGGCCACGATGGTGGTGGCCTTGGCGCGCTCGATGACCTGGCCCATCTGCTCTGCGCTCAGGTCGTCGTCGCCCAGGCGTTCGAGCATGGCCACCAGGTGATCGCGCACATCACTGACCTTGTTCTTCATCTTCTTGCTCCTTGATTCGCCGCCTGACCCGGCGGGTGATTCGCGCCTTCACGTGGACCAGTTCTTTCAGTTCCGGAGGGAACCGGTTGTGGTAGCTGTTGCGCCGCATGTTCTCGGCGAGGGTCACGGTCTCGAGCCGATCAGCAGTGATCTCTGCGGCGACCAGCGTCTTCAGGCCCGGCCGGAACACCACGATGTGTCCCTCCGGTACCGGGCCGTTTGCCGCCTCCCAGACCATCACGTGCACCGGTCGCCAGCGATTGACCGGGAACAGGGCTGGGTCGTCTGTGACCTTGCGCATCAGCACCTTCCGTTTCGGATCGACCTTCTCGGTCCCGATCGGCACGTAGTTGCGCGCCTCGCGGGCCGGCCGCCCCTTCTTGAACTGGGTTTCCCGCATTCGGCCGGCGTGCCAGCCCGGCCTGCGCAGTCCCTTGTTCGGCGGTGTAGTGCCGGGCTTGAAGCGCGAGGCAATCGAGCCCGGCTCCTGTGTCCCGTTCCAGAGCGCGGCCAGCGGCTGGGTGTGGAAGTCGTCGGCCTTCTGCAGGCCCAGAGCCGCTGCTCGCCGGTACACCGCGGCCGTGGGCCGTTCGAGGACGTGCGCGATCAGGAAGGCGGGGAACCGCGGCCAGTTGAGTCGCAGCGTCTCGTCCTCGTCGGCGGTCCATGGCCGGCGCGCGTTGGGGTGTGACTTGCGCACCATGGCTCACGGGGTCCTATCCGAGCTGTTCGGGACCTGGATCTGCTGCCGCGCGCGCTGCCGGACAGCTTCCTTCCGGAAGTACGCGCGGTGCTCGACCTTCTGACCGCGGATGTGGAAGCCCCAGCTGTGGGCGCGCGGCGGCAGCGTCAGCACCAGCGTCCAGGTGCCTTCAGCCTGCAGGTCCTCGGCAAGGGCGATCCGATGCCAGCCCTCAGCACGGCGGAACAGCAGTTGACCAGCGCCATACCAGGTCGACGAATACGGTTCCTCGGCGATCGCCGACGGCACCGCGTCCGGTACCGCCGGCAGCGGCCCGTCGAAGGGTCGGTGCTCGAAGTACCCGCCCCGCAGGATCAGACTGAAGAATGACCAGGGGTGATCATGGAAGATGCCGCCGTGGTCGCTGCTGCGGATGTGGTGCAGGCGCAGGGCCAACCAGGGCCGGGGCTGGCCACGGTCGTCGAGGCCGGCGCAACCAATGCGCAGCAGCCAGAAGCGGTCCATGTACGGCGTGCCGTCCGCGTTGACCAGGTGGAAGTAGGGCGTTCGGGCGCCGCGCCGGATCAGCGCTGTGGCGACGCGGTCCAGCACGCGGCGGCCAATGGTGCGCGGCGCCGCCTGCAGATCCATGTAGCTGCCGCAGCGGCCGCACGACTCCATATCCGGCCAGTCACGCGCGCAGCCGAACAGGGCGCAGATGAAGGCGCGTATGCGGCTCACGGCTGCTCGCCCTGGTAGGTCGCGACCAGGCCGCTGGCAATGGTCAAGGTGCCGGCTTCGATCTGGCGCAGGCGGCGAGCACGTTCGGCCCGGCCGCCGCCAGCTGGTGCCCAGGTGGTGCGGTGGCGTGCCGGCATGCGACGTACAGGGACGGGACGCGTAGCACGCTTCGGCCGCGCCAGCAGCGCGGGCAGCAGGAGGTCGAGGGAGAAGCGGCCAGTGCTCAGAAAATGCGGGTGCATAGGGACCTCATGCGTAGGTGGTGAGGCGGAAGTGCTCACGGACCAAGTCGTAAAGCCGGCCGACTTCGGCGATCTGCAGGGCGAAGCGAGCGTCGAGCTCGGCGCGCCGGCCGTCTTCATCCCCGTGCTGCAGCTGCTCCACGGCGCCGTCCAGAAAGCGGAGCTTTCGAACGATCAGGTCGTCACCGAGGACGAAGGAGAGGTGGTCCTCCAGCACCAGGGCGAGCTTGGTGACCTGCTTGCCCGTCTCCAGGTGCAGATCGACCTCGTCGCAGCGCAGTTCGTGGTGCTGGCAGCGAACGATTGCGCCGCCCTCGACCGGATCGCGCAGCTCGCATTCCTCGCCTAGGCTGAGGCCTTCGGGCAGCGGCTCGCCTGCAGCCCAGCCGGTCAGGATCGCCCGCGGCGAAACCTCGGCGTTCAGGGGCAGAGCGGGGAAGCTGCCGACCACGTTTCGCAGCTGGCTCATGGCGTACTCGCCGGTCTTGCGGCTGCTGGTGTCGACGAAGACGACACCGCGCTGGTGGTCAAGGTAGAGATCGGTCCGTGTTGGGCGGACGAAGGCCCGCGGCAGCAGCTCGTGTAGGAGATCGTCCTTGATGCGCTTCCGCTCGCGGCCGCCGGGGCGGCGCCCGTCGCGTTCCTCAATCTCCAGCAGTTTGAGATCGAGCAGGTTGCTCACCACGGCAGGCGGGAGGATCTTCTCTTCGGCGCCGATGGCCATCCACATGCAGCGGCCGATCTCGTGCGACAGCAGCTCCTTCTCTTCGCGGCCGAACGGCGAAATGAAGCCGGCGGAGCACATTTCCAGCGGGCCTACCGGCTTCAGAGCGCTGGCCTTCAGGCCGTCCTGCCAGTCGAACATCTGCAGCTGCGGGTAGGTGAACATCGTGAGGTTGCGGAAGAACATCAGGTGTCTCCGGTCTGTTCAGAGGTGACGCTGCTGCCTTCGGGCAGCTCGGAAAGGCCCAGGGTGTAGAGCGCGTCGTCGATCGCCGCCTGTTCGGCTTCTGCGATGACGCTGTGCGGTCTGACCACGCCCGCGATGTGGACGTGGAAGAGCCTCACGGTTTGCAGGCCTCGGCAATGCGCTGGAACTTCCGCGCCCAGGTGGCCAGGTCGGGCTTCATCCCCGCGCTCCAGGCGATCTGGAAGATCGAGCCGAAGCGGATCCGCAGCGCGCGCCACTGGTCCGGCGGTGCGATGGAAACCGCGCGCTGGTAGCGCTGCACGCGCGCTGCGGCAGTGATCGCCGGCGGCATGCGGTCCAGGTCGTGCTGCAGGATTGCGTCGACGCCGTGGCCCAGCAGGTGCAGGTCTGCAGTCATGACATCGCCCTCCCGTGCACTACCCAGAACAGGTCGGTCAGTGCCGGCGGCACCGGGGACATGGCGCGGGCTTCGTAGAAGGCGGCTTCGATGATCTGTTCGAATGTGCGTCCGTCAGGCGCGCGCGCAGCCTCGCCTTTGACCTTCAGCATGCCGGCGAGGTAGTCCTTGCTGGCGGCGCTTAGATTGGCGACCAGGTCATCGAGGTCGATCTGTGCGTCGACGGTCATGTTCACGGTGGTCATGACAGCACCGCCCGGGATCCGAGGGTTGCGAACACGCCCAGCACGAAGCCGGCGGCGCTACCGATGGCCAGCACGCGCCGGAACAGCGCACCGGTGGCCTCGGCGATGATCTCTTCCGTGTTCATGCGGAACCGCCTTTGACGCGGGCCAAGGCTTCGAGGCGGCGCTTCCACGCTTCCCGGGTAGCCTGGAACTCGTCATGGTTCGCTGGCGAGCCCAGCCACGCCTCACGTGCACGGTTGTATTCCTCGTCGGCCGCGATCAGCTCATCGATGGCGGAGCCGGCCTCCTGAAGGGCCTCGGCGTAGCGGCGGGTGTCTGCGCCATCGTCGGCGGCGCCGTGCAGCGCGCTCACCGCGTGGCGGATCGCGGCAATGTTGCAGGGGGCGCTCATGCGGCGCTCCCTTGGGGCATCACGAAACGGTAGCCGCGCAGGCGGATGGTCTCGATGGCGTGCTTATGGCCAGCGGCAGCGAGCTTGCGGCGCACGCGAGAGACCAGGACCTGCAGGACGTTGGACTCGCGCGACGGCGGTTTGCTGTTCGGGTACATCGCGGCATGCAGCGCGTCGACCTCCACCAGGCGATCGGGTGCCCCGACCAGAACCTTCATCACCACGGCCTCTGTGCGGCTGAGCTTGATGCTGCTGCCGGCGATCAGCAGGCGCTGGTGCGCGACAACCGCCATGGTGCCTTCGGCGCCCGCGCCGGCGGCCGTGGCGCAGCTGCTGCAGAGGTCGGGGCCGGCCCAGGAGCAACCGCCGGGGCAAGCCTGCATGTCGGTGCAGCTGCAGACTCGGCAGCGACGTTCGGTGGCGGCCATCAGTGCACCTCCACGAAGGCCAAGTCATAGATGACGCACCGCGCCCGGGCCACCACGGGGGAGGTGGCTTTTTCCGTCGACAGGGGGACGACGGTATTGGCCCGGGCGCAGGCGTCGGGGGAAACGGAGTAGGTGCCGCCGACAACCGCGTCTACGGCATCGAGCGCGAGCTGCCAGCGGTAGGGGGAGAAGTCCTTGGCGAGCGCGGCGGACACGCCGGCCGCGCAGTCCGGCACACGGCCGGTGTCGTTGAAGCCGTTGAGCACCGCCTGGGCAATTGTGGTGCGCAGGCCCCAGTCGTTCTCGCTGGCCAGGGTGTAGACCTCCAGCGCCGCGCAGATGCGCGGGCTGGTGATCACCAGCGCAGCTGGTGCCCGGACGGCCTGGCCGGGTTCGTCTGTGGAAGGGGACGATGGGGAGAAGAGGGCGCCAAGGCCGGTGACTCCGAGAGCCCCCAGTGCCAGGTACAGCGACGAAGACAGTGCAGACATGTGCTCAACCATCCGTGCTTAGGATGGTGAGCACTCTAGTGCTTAATTATGTCTTGTCAAGCACTTTAATGCCTATGGCAGTGGCGGAGGCATTGCGCGAGGCCACTTTCCGCGCTGGACCAAGGTGTCGCGAGCTGCCTTCAGTGCTTCATCCGGAAGGACCGACGGTGCGGAGGCCCAGGCGTCCTCAGCGATCTGCATCAGCTCCCAGCAGACATCGCGGGTCTCGAGGTCGTAGTAGATGCGGCTGTTCGAGGGCTGATCCCAGAACCGCGCGACCGCCAGGCGCCAAGCGCCTTCTCGTGGGTCCATTGTTTCAGGCACGTTCGCATTGCCGCCGAGCCAGTTGCCGAATATGGCAGGCTGCCAATCGGCGGCTCGCGCCGCAAACCACCTGGCGACGCCGTACTCTGCGGTGGTGAGTACTACATCAATCTTGAGGCGATTCTTGGAGCCGTCCCGAGGGTAAAGGACCGCAGTGCCTGGAGTAGGTGCGGACCACTCCCAGAATGAGTGCTGAGGGAGACGCGCGGAATCTTGACGATCGACCGACGCTACGACGTAGATTGAAGGATTCTTCTCGACACGGAGTACGGCAGTCCCAGTGGTCTCTTCAATCCACTGGCACCAGCATCCCGTCCAGAGAAGCGACACAGGCTACCCCGCAGATCGCTGCTTAACCGCATGGCCGCCTGTGCCTCTGCCCATGGCCGAGACCAAGCGATCCACGGTTTCCCGATCCCCGGCTTCCAAGTCCAAGTAGTTTCCGAGCAACGTTGAAACCGACTCTAAGACAGCAGGATCTGAAGGGAAATTCGGCAGCAACAGTGCCCAAGGGGCTACGGAATAGGCTGCTGCTATGGCGTCGATAGTCCGGACTGTCGGATTCTTGAAATGCCCGCGGCCATACGTCATGAGGTCGCCGATCGCGCGTTGCGATACTCCAGCCCGCTGAGCCAGCGCCGCCTGGGAGTCGCCGCGCGCCTGCATGAAGCGGCGGACGTTGTCTGCAATCGTTACCACTGGGTCTACTTTCGCCATTCGTTCAGCGTAAGCACCGGCCTGCGCATTTTGGTGCTTGTCGAATAAGCATTGTAGTGCTACAAAGTCGCGCATGGACGCCGATACCCTCCTGCATCAAACCGTGGTGCGCCTGCGTGCGCATGAAGGGAAGTACGCCGAGATCGCCCGGCAGAACCCGGACATCGGCTATTCGTGGCTCACGAAGCTGGCGCACGGGCAGATCACGAACCCGACGATCGCCAGCCTGCAGCAGCTGATCGAGGCGCTGAATGCCTTCGAAGGCCTGGAGCAGGGCGGCCTGGCCGAAGTGTTGGCGCAGGCGGACCCGGTTATGGATCCGGTTATGGAACTGCGCGCCGAACCGAGCGGCGATGTGGACGCCGGCCGCATCGTCCCGCTGGAGACAGCCTGATGGCCCGCCGACACCTCAGCAATCCTCGCGAAGGGGAAGATCGAGGCCATGGCCGGGACCGCAGGGAGCTGCGCGCGCTGCGGCAGAGGGTCCGCGACCTGGAAGCCCAGGTCGCGCACTACCAGCAGCCCGCCAATGAACGTTTCGAGGCGGCAATGGAGAGTGTCCGCTCGAGCATCGCCGAGCAGGAGCAGCAGGCCGCAAGGATGATCAGTCAGCGGCAGGCACTAGCCGAATGCCAGGGAACACTGCGTCCGCAGCAGCTTCGAATTGGCGGAGAAAGTTCGGATCGGGGATCTTTTCCCCGAACGCTTCATACGCGACTTGCAAAGACGCTTGCACGTCTCGCTTTGTGGCTTCGTCAGCTCGTGCAAGGAGGCCGCTGATGATGGTCTGTTGCACCACGTCGGTACCCATGTCCTTGTACTCCTTCGTCAATAGGTCTTCGAAAGAGCTGTTGTTGGCTTCCGTCAAGCTGTTCAGTGCGTTGGCCATATCCACGATCTGTCTCTGCTGCTCGCCGATCTGCCGGTTCTGCTCGACGAGCGCGCCTTCCAATGTCGCGAGCCGCTGCGCAACTTCCTGGTCCATGGTGATCTCCGTGGTGGGTGTGGTTGGGTGGTACCACCAAGCCTACCCGGAGATCGCCACCTTTTCCCGAGGGTGCCATGGCCGGTGATCGACGCAGCCCCCCTCACCGAACACTTCCGGACTGCCGCCGGATACACCCACCGTCATGGTGGCGGTACTGCAACGCCTCGGTGCGTTGGAGCGGAAAGTCCGCGCGCTGGAGAACAGGCAGCCGGCTGCTACCGCTCCGGCCCCTCCTGCTCCCGCGTCGCCTCCTTGCGCGCCAGCACCCGTTCACGTGAAGCAATCGCCTGGAGGATCTTCGATTCGGTCTCAAGCAACTCCTGCAGGATCCGCTCGCACGAGGGGTCGTGGCCTGCGCTGGCGCTTCTGTCGCGCATTCCTTGGATGGCGCGGCGAACAAACCCCAGCAGCAGCTTCAAGTTGGGATGACTGCCAATGAGCGCCGTGATCGTCCACGACTGTGCTTCTTGGACGTCTTCCATTGCTGCAAGGCGTTCCTCGTACTTGGCGAAACGGGCTTCGATTTCAGTGGGGGTCATGCGTTCTTCCTCTGTGGGTCGATCGCCTCCGATTCTGCCAGTCGTTCAGAAATTTGTCTGCGCGTAAATTGCACCCCTTTTGCACGCATGTAGCACGCATTTCGCACGTATTTCGCACATATGCCGCGCGCCGCGCTACGCGCTACACGCGGACGACAAACTCCCGAGGACTCCCATGCCCTGGATCGAAGAAACCTGGTTGCACGACGCCCTGACGGCCCTGAAGGCCACCTGCGACGTCGACGCCCACACCCGCAATGAAATGATCCAGTTCCTGCTGGACAACGGCTTCTGGGATCAGGAGAAGCTGAAGGACTGGGCCAGCGCTGTGGCTAAGTTCAACAGCTGCCTCAACCCCAACAAGGCCGAGTTCTTCAAGATCGGCGAGCTGTGGGCGCTGATGCGCCGCTTTGGCCGGCACCACCTCTTCCTGGCCATGGCCGCAGATCTCGGCTATGAGGTCCGTCCCATTCCCACCGAGCATCGCCGTCAGGCGTTGATGCAGCAGCTGCTCGACGTGCAGGCGCAATGCGCGGCTGCCTCCGAGCGCGTCGCGAGCCAGTTGGAACGCCTCAACACGCCCGCGCCGGAGCCGCGCCAGGGTGCCGTCCATGGACAGGGTCGCGCGCAGTTCAGCAGCCCCAACGAATGGAGCGCGCCTGCCAGGGCAAACGCCGTCGTAGTGGTGGGCTGCCCGTAACGGGATAGGCCTGCGTAATGAGCAACGAAATCACGAAGCTCTGCTGGCCACTGCAGATGCCGCCGCCCGCTAAGGCGGTGCTGATGGCGATCGCGTGGCACGCAGACGACTTCGGCATGGCCTTCCCGGGCTTCACCACGTTGATCGAGAAGACCTGCCTGAGCAAGACAGCGCTGCTCAGCGCGATCGCGTGGCTGGAGGACAACCAGGTGCTGACCATTCGACGTGGTGGCAGCGACGCCGGCGGGACGAAGTACAGCAACCGGTACAGCCTCAACCTTGGCCGTCTGGACAAGAACGCATTCGCGTCGAAGCCGCGACGTGCATCCAAACCGGTTCGCCAGACGGACCTGTCCGAGAGCAACGAGGGTCCTGACCGGTCCGCCACGCGTACCGGTACGGAGGCCGAACCGGTACGCGTCACGGACGGGTCGGAAGAGACTGAAGGCGCCGACCGGTACGCGGGAGATACCGGTACGCAAGAACGACCGGTGCGTCTCGCGGACTCGACCGGTACGTCTGGCGGACCTGACCGGTCCGTCTCGCGTACTCAACCGGTCCGCGAGACGGACCCTAAAGGTCATGAAAGGTCAGTAAAGGTCATTGAATCGTCAAACGCGCAGGCGCGCGACTACGAAGCGGTGATGCCGCAGCTCAGCATCGACGAGGTCAATCGCGAGCTGATGGGCATTCCCCGTTTGCCGGCGGGTCTGGACCCGCAAGTCCTGGCCAGGTTCGTGCGGCACCGCCGTGTGCTGGGAAAGCCGATGACGATCAGCAGCTGGCTGGAGCTGCAGCCGCGATTCCGCCAGCTCACCGCCGACGGCCACGACCTCAACCGCTCCCTGCGCCAGACGATGGCTGCAGGCTTGGCACTGCCCGTAACACCGAAACCCGAGGGGACCGACCATGCCAACAATTCAGGCTCTGCTGCCGAACGCGTCCGACGTCGAGCAGAAGAGGACGAGCTCCGTGACGCCGCTGCAGAGGCAGACGCCGCCGCCGGCGCAGCAGGCGCCCTTGACGGCCCGGGCTACGCGAACGCTGTGGGTGCGCATGGCTGAGATCTACGGCTACCGCTGGACCAGCGCCTACGGCGAGGATCCCAGCGGCGGCGCCGCCGCGACGTGGGCGAAGGGGCTTGCCGGGCTCACCGGTGAGCAGCTGGCTGCGGGGCTGGGCTCGAGCATCGCCTCGGCTGACCCGTGGCCACCGACCCTGCCGGAATTCCGTCTGCGCTGCCTCGGCGTGCCGAGCTTTGCGGCTGTCCGCAACGACACCGGCCGCCAGGATGGCTTCACGCGCCTGGTGTGGCAGTACCTGGACGGCCATCGCTACCGCACGTCGAGCGCCGACAAGAGCGATCGCCTGTTGCGCGAAGCTTACGACCAGGCGCGCGAATACGTGATGCGCGGCGGGAAGCTGCCGGAAGAGCCGGTGGCGGTGCTCGGCCAAGCCGCTGTGACCACGCCGGTACCGGCCAGCCCTGAAGCCCTCCGCCGTGCCGAGCGCGAGATCGCGGAGATCTTCGGCAACGGATCTGCAGAGCCCGGCAACGACGACCACGCGCCGACGACGGGGAAGATGGCAGCGGCAGGGCTGGATCGATGATCGACCAGGAGCAACTGCGCAGCTACCACCGGTCGCAGGTGCTGTATGCCCTGCAGCAGGCCAGCGAGCCGATGACGGCCTCCGAAGTGCACGAGGGCATGACCACACTGGCGCTGGCCCTGGGTCACCCCAGGGAATGCGCTGCCATCACTCCCGCCGCGGTCGCCGGCATCCTCCGCGGCATGCTCGGCGAGCAGCTGGTCATCCAGGGCGAGGACAAGGCCAATCGACGCTACGGTCGTGCCGAGCCGACCTGGTCGGCCGCTGCTGGCCAAGCACGAGTGGTGCAGCCGTCGGCCCCGGGCAGGAGCGCGGCCGCGTTGGCTGTTGCGTCACCGATGGCGGGGCAGGGCACCCAGCTCCGCCAGATCACTATTGATCAGCGCCTGGCATTCCTGCAGGCCGAGTGCGCCGCGCTGCTGGCGGATGTGACCAAGGAACATGCGGCATTCGAGCTCAGGGTTCGAAGCCAGATGGAGGCCTTCGAGGCGCGCGCCGCACGGTTGCTGGGTCTGCCGCAGGACGGTGGCCAATGAGTAACCGGGGCCTTCGCTACAACCGCATCGAGGACATGCCGCAGGGCATGCAGCAGCTGGTGCACAAGGCTGGCCAAGCTGGGCCCCATCGCGGGCCCGTTGAGCACCAACAGCACGCACCGGTGGAGAAACGGCCGAAGTACGGCAATGTGATCACCACCGTGGATGGGATCCGCTTCGACTCCAAACGCGAGGCGCGCTACTACGAGCAGCTGAAGCTGCGGCAGCAAGCCGGTGAGGTGCACTTCTGGCTACGCCAGGTTCCCATGCACCTGCCTGGCGGAACCAAGTATGTCCTGGACTTCCTGGTCTTCATGCGCGACGGCAGTGTCGACTTCGTGGACGTGAAGGGGCGGGAGACGAAGGAATTCCGTATCAAGAAGCGCGAAGTGGAGCACCACTACCCGATCAAGGTGCTGCTGGCATGAGCGGCTGGAGATCGAGCGGAAGCGCAGCGGGCACTCGGGTCGACCTCAGCGCGGTGACCACCACCGACCTGCTGCGGGAGATCGAGCGCCGGTGTTCGGTTGGCGGACCGCCCAAGGTTGATCGGCCGGGGAAGGAGCGGCCGTTCGCGACAAAGGCGCTCTGGGCCCAGGACAAGGTCAACCAGGCACGTGCCCGCCTCGCGGAGCTCCGCGCGCTGCCAGTCCCAGCCTGCGAGGCTGAGCGCGCTGCTCGTTCCGCTCAGGACTCTCAACTGGTCGCCGACGTCGTCAAGTACGACGGCATGGCCAAGGCATTCGCGAGGAAGGGGCAATGAAACCTGCAGAGTTCAAGGCGCGGTTCCCGACGGAGGCTGCGCTGTGCACGTGCCTGATCGACTGCCTGACCGCGACGGACGGCTGGGAGATCTACCCCGAGACGGCCGGCTTCGACATCCTGGCTGTGTGGAAGGCGACTGGGCACCAGCTCGGCATCGAGGCGAAACTGCAGCTCAATGCCAAGGTGGCCGATCAGATCCTGCCGGCGCACTGGAGCAACAGCGACCAGCGGGGCCCGGACTTCAGGGCTGTGCTGGTGCCCTGCACGACGGCAGCCAACTACGGCATTGCGCGCATGCTCGATGCGCTGGGCGTACAGGTCCTGGTCCCGGACAGCTGCACCGCCCGGTGGAAGACGGACCCCGGGCAGCAGATTCAGCGCGAGGTTCAGCGGCATGGCCTGCACCAGGCCGCCCCATGGGACCGTGCATCCGGCGATCTCCGCGAGTGGGGACCCACAGCATGGTTCGACTGGAACCCCACCAAACGCTGTGAATTGCCTGAGTTTGTGCCGAAGGTGGCCGCAGGCGTTCCGGCGCCGCTGCAGTTGACGCCCTGGAAGGTGGGCGCGCTGAAGGTGCTGGCCGATCTCGAGCTCGATGGATTCACGACGGCGAAGGATGTCCGGGCCCATGGCGTGGATCCGCGCCGCTTCTGTGCAACCGATGGATGGCTGAAGCAACTGGGCGGCGGGAAATGGGCCCGCGGAACCCTCCCTGCTTTCGAGGACCAGCACCCCGAGGCCTATGCCCAGGTGCTGGCCCAGGCGCGCGAGGCGCGCGCTGCAGTTGCTGCAAAGAAGATCCAGGAACAGACGTCATGAACGAAACTGCAGTCGGTACCAACGCGCTCGCAGCCGCGCGCGAGCTCGAGGTGGCTTTCCTCGAAAAGAAGAGGATCCCCTCCTGCGCCAACTGCAATGGCAGGGCCAGGGTGTGCTGGGCTGCCCGCGAGTCACAGCCTGTGCAGTTCCAGTGCCAGCGGTGCGGTCCGCGAACCGGCGTATTTGATAGCGCAGCACCTTTCCAGTGCGGCCGGTGCGGCACCGCCGCGGCGGGCCTGTTCCCCCGCGGTGCACAGATTCAGTGCTGCAGCTGCAGGGCATCCTCAGCAGTGTTCGTTGGTCCGGATCCCGCTGGCGCTCTGGCGGCGGCGCTGGATGCCTGGTGCCGCCGTGCGCCCATTCTTCCATCGGCGGCGGACGACAGTGCAGGCCAGCGGCGCCGGGGCGCAGCCCCGAATGGATTCGACGACGAGGGCAAGGGCGACGTCTTGGAGCTGCTGTCGCGGCTGCTGGTCGGCGGGAGCTACCGCATGCCCGTTGAAGGGCGCGGCACCTTGGCGCCGCTGGGCAGCAGCGACATCGCCGGCGCAGTCGGTTACATGCGCAATCCGCTAGAGAAGCACACCGCGCTCGCCGTAGCGACGAGGATGGGCCCGGCCGCGATCGCACGGCTCTCCCTCGCTGCCTATCGTCAGGTGGCCAAGGACGTGCGAGCAATGCGGCCGCGGCCGCTGGATCTCGGCAAACCGGCAGATCGTTGGCGCCTGCGCCTGGTGATCTACGACGCAGCCCACGAACTGGTGTGGCCAGAGCGGCGTCAGCCGTTCGCCGGCCTGGCCAAGTCCGCCAAGATGCGCAAGGGCAACTACATCAAGGTCCACAAGTGCGCCAGCGCTGTCCTGCAGGAAGCGCTTCATGGCGGCAGGAAGGGATTCCGCAAAGCCCTGTGGTTCGGGCAGCCCGCGCATGATCAGGCGGAAGAGCGCGATGCGGCGGGCCGGGCTTGATACCGGCTTCCCTATTCGTCTTGCTCCAAGGGACCGTTTCCGCTAGCAGGCTGTCCATCCACGCCGCCGCTGCACCGCGGCGCCGGTCTATCCGCATGCGTGTTCAGCGCATCGATAGTCTGCCTATCGGGCGCCTCAGTGCTCGAGGCGGAGGGCTACCCTTGTCCCTGCAACCACTGCTAGATAGCGAGCGTTGAAGCGTTCAAACGCCTCCGAAATCTCTGACTCCGCAACTTCCCAATCGTCCCTCTGTTCAGGACTCACTTCGCGGCCGATCAGGTCCGGCGGCAAAGCGAGGTCGCGCCGGATCCGCGCGATGAGCATTGCGCTTCCACCCAGCTGCAACACATCTTGGCTAACTGGGGTTCCGAAAAGGTATTGAAATGTGGGTGCCAGAGCGAGGATGGCGTCTGCTTCTGGCATATGCTGGAGATTCCTGAACGTTGATACCGTGCGCCTTAGCTCTTCGAAAGCGGCAAATCTGCGATCAAAGAGATCTGCTTTCAGCTTGTTGCGCGCCGTGCGCCACTGCTGCCATGCGACATACGCAACCATCGCGGTCAAAGCCAGCTGGCCTGCTGCAGTGACCAGTTTGATTTGAAGATCCGTCATTCCGAGTACGGTCTCAACCATTGCGACGCCCTCCCTGTATTGGCCGGGATTATCACATTTGTTAAGGTTTGTTAGGGCCAAAACGGTCAATAGGGGGATTCATGAAGACCGAATGGGTTTTGATCACAGCAAACCGGCTTGCCATTTCGTGGGCCATTGCTGCCGTTAGCGCGTACCTATGCGACCGCTTCTCTGGGAACAGCGGCGCGACCTTGTACTCCATCGTGATGATTGGGTTTGCCATTGCCGTCCTCGTGGACGGCTTTCTTGACGTGTTTGAGGCAGAAAGACCCCGGGGGCTGCCATGGGGAACAATGGTCTCTTTCATCATCATTGTGCTCAGCGCGATGGCGATGCTCGGGCTGTGGTTGGACACGTACTGCAAGGCGCCCGGGAACAAAGCTGTTTGGATTTGTTCATATATCTGACCTCAGTTGTTCCTCATGAGGAGAATTTCTTCCTCATGAGGAACCGCAGTTGCCTCGGGAACCGAAAGTAGGTTTGAATTCCTACAGTGGGCGTTCTTATGGGCGCCTCAATTCAAAGGCCGTTGGTTGACCAGGACGTGGGAGTCCGCTGGTCGATCAGCGGCCTTTTTGTTTGCGGGGTAGAGCAGTCCGGCAGCTCGCGTGGCTCATAACCACGAGGTCGGTGGTTCGAATCCACCTCCCGCTACCAAACGGCCGGTAGTCATGGCCACCACTCAAGCCAGCACATAGGCCGTCGTGAGACGCGCCGCTGGTGTCCGCGCGACCTTGCAACCGCGGTAGTGGTGGGCCATGCCGGCCTCCTTTCATTGGGGGAACCGCGGTGAGCATCAAAGAGCAGATCACAACGGACCTGGCGGTCGCAGGTTCGAAGATCGGAGCGACTGTCAGCGTCACCGCTGCGACGTACTCGCCGGGGTACACCCTGAGCGACTGGGCCCTGATCGGCACGATCATCTTCACTGTCGTCCAGACCCTCACGTTGATGATGAAGAATTGGGGTGACTGGTCAGCCTGGTGGACCGCGCGCATGGGCAACGCCAAGCGCTTCTGGGCGCGGATCCGCCGCCGTGGCTGACAGCAAGCTCAGCACCAAGCAGCGCGTCGGCTTCACCGCTGCACCGCTGGCGCTGATCGCCGCACTGGTTGCCGCCTTGGGCACGAACGATTCGGCCCACGAGGGACGCCGGTACACGGCGTACTACGACTCGGCCGGCATCCTGACCGTCTGCGCCGGCATCACCGGCTCGGCGGTGGTGAAGGGAAAGCGCTACACCGACGAAGAGTGCACGAAGCTGGAGACGGCCTACGTGCGCACCATGCTGGGCCATATGGGGCAGTGCGTCCGTGGCGAGTTCGAGTTCCACGAGATCAAGGCCTGGGGCCACTTCGCCTACAACATCGGTACGCCGGCATTCTGCGCCAGCACCGCGGCGAAGCGGCTAAACGCCGGCGAGCGCCAGGCTGCATGCACCGAGATGTGGAAGTGGCGCTACGTCACGATCGCCGGTGCCAAGCGTGACTGCGCGCTGTCGCAGTGGAGCTCGAAGTGTGGCGGCATCATCGATCGTCGGCAGTGGGAAATGGCCACCTGCCAGGGCCGCCTACAGTGATCACCGCGTCGGCCGTTTCTGCCTGGTGGGCAGCGTGGAAGTGGGTAGCCATTCTGGCCGGCCTGCTGAGCCTCTCGCTCTGGCTTAACGTCAGGCAGTACGGCGATCGCCGTGAGGCTGCAGCTGCAGCGCGGGCCGCCACCCTCGAAGACACGCTCGAGGTGACGGCCGGAATCGCGCGCCAGGCCCAGTCCGACAGTGGCCAGCTGCTGCAGCGCCTGGAGGCGATCGCCGCGCGCGGTGAGCGGACCAAGACCATCTACCGAGCAGCAGCTGCAGCGCAGCCGCTGCCAGCCAACTGCGCCCCGGGTCAGGCCCGGGTCGACGCCATCAACCAGGCCCTCGGGCCGACCAGCAGGACCGCGAAGTGACCCCGAAGGCCTCGATCGGACGGATCGTCCACTACACCCTGAGCGACACCGACGCGCTCCGCATCAATGCGCGCCGGACCGACGGTCCGTCCATCCAGGAGCGACTGCTCGACAGCACCTGGCCGGTGGGGGCCCAGGCACACATCGGCAACAAGGTCGCCGCCGGTGACATGCTGCCCGCCATGGTCGTTGCGGTACAGCCGAACGGCCAGGTCAACGCCCAGGTGTTCCTGGACGGCAACGACGTGCTGTGGGTCACCAGCCGGGACGAGGCCAGCGAGGAATCCGGCAGCCACCCGGGTCGCTGGCATTGGCCGCAGCGCTGACACCATGCTGCTACGCCAGGCTCTCCCGATCGCGGCACTGACGCTGCTGGCAGGCTGCACGCAGCACCTGCACCGTGTGCCGGCGCAGTGTGACGCGATGTGCTTCCGCCCGTGCGTCGATGCCGGCGAAGACACCGGCGTGCGCGTGACTGCAGATCCTGCCGCTGCAGACGCCTGGGACAACATCGGAGGGGATGTGGTCGGCCAGCTGGCCGACAAGCTCCGCACCTGCGACGTGCGACGTAAGGCCTGCGAACAATGCCTGCGCCGGCTCGACGCCACGAACGTAATTCAGCTTTGAGCGCCATCCCGGCGCCATAGGAGAGCAGCATGTCGAACCAGCAAGCCGGTACAAGTCCACTGGCGGACCCGCAGACCCCGATCGAATCCGCCGTGAAGGACCTGGCGCGAACTCAGCAGGAGCTGCATATCGCCGTCGAGCAGCTGGCACTTCGCCTCGCACCGGTGCTGGTCGCAAGCAAATCGGATGCCGCACCGTCCACGGGCCGTGCACTCGGTGCCTCGCCGTTGCTCGAAGACCTGTTCCAGCGGCGGGACGCGGCGGCGGCCACCCTGGACTTCATCACCGAACTGCACTCTCAGCTGACGCTGTGAGCCGGACGCCCGCCAGTTTCAGCCTCACGGTCGTGCGCGGCGCGACCTGGGAGGACGACTTCACCTACACCAACCCGGATGGGAGCCCGTTCGACCTGACCGGCTACCAGGCACGGATGCAGGTGCGGACGCTGGCGGGCCAGTTCGGGCTGACCGAGGCTGACACCCTGGTCATGGAGCTCAGTACCGCGGCCGCTTCGCTGGTCATCGCCGACCCGTTGAACGGGGTGGTCTCGATCACCGTGCCAGCGGTGGCCACCGAGGTGCTGAACCCAGCGAACGCGCGCAAGGTGAAGCACTGCTACAGCCTGGAGCTGTTCAAGCCGGCTGGCGTAGATCCGGAGTACGTGATCCCGCTGGTGGCCGGCAAGGTCACTGTCCAGGGCGAGACAACACGCTGATGCCTGTGATCCGGGCCAGCGAGGGAGCAGCACGCGTGATCGTGGTTGAGCGCCGCGGCGCCGTTGCCATCCGAGATCCCCGCACACCTATCGTCGCTACGGCCCGACCGACCAGGGTCGAGGCAATCCAGGCAGACACGCGGTCGGTTGAGGTTGCAGCGCGCGGTGCGCAGGGCCCAACAGGTCCGGCCGGCCGCGACGGCACCTCGCCAGAAGCGACGTACCCGGTCGGTGAGCCGATCCATGGTCATCGCGTCGTACGCCTGGACAGTGGCAAGGCCTATCACCCGGACACGGCGGTGCTGGAACACGCGCAGGCCTGCATCGGCATCGCCCTGCAGTCGGCCATCACAGGCGAGGTCGCTGTGCGCCTGGCCGGCACGATCGAGGAAGCCAGCTGGACCTGGCGCGACGGCGCGGTGTGGTGCGGCGCCGACGGCGCGCTGACCCAGGCCCCAGGCACAGCCGGGTGGCTGCTGTGCGTCGGCCGGGCGCTGAACGCCACCACCCTGATGATCGACTTCGACTCACCTATTGCGCGGATCTGAACCCATGGCCGACAAGACCCTGCAGCTCAAGAACAACATCACCACCGAGGTCGAAGGCGTCACCGCGTCAGCCGGCGCCCCGGATGCCGGCAAGATCGCGGCACTCGGCCCTGATGGCCGCTTCGACGACTCGCTGCTGCCGGCCGGCATTGGCGCGGACACCAAGATCTATCCGGCCAGCGAGGTGCTCGCGGCTGGCGACTACGTGAACATCTGGGATGACGCCGGCACGGCCAAGGTGCGCAAGGCTGATGCCAGTGCCGCCAACGCAGGCAAGCGGGCCCATGGTTTCGTGCGCGCCGGGGTCGGTTCTATCGGCGGCGACGCCACTGTGTACTTCGAGGGGCCGAACAGCTCGCTTTCGGGCCTTGCCCCGGGGGCGACGTACGTGCTGAGCCATACCTCCCCGGGAGGTGTCGTGCCGCTGGCGTCAGGCACCGCCACGGCCGGCCACATTCTGCAGATCGTGGGAGTGGCCACCGCCGTGGGGGAAATCAACGCCGAGATCGGCAATCCGGTGGTCCGAGCCTGATATGGCAGCACGACGTCCGCTTGTCCTGGACGCGAGCAATCGCACCAGGGAGCTTCCGGCCGGCGACATCCTGATAGGTGTTCCGCTCTATCTGCCCGTTGGTCTGCGCAGCGGCGGCATTGTCTCCTTGCCGCTGTCGACCACGTTCACGCTCACGATCGGGCTCCGGGCCGGAGGCACGTTCGACGTGCAGGCGACTGCGTAATGACCATTCGCCCACCCCTCATTCTTGACCAGCTCGCTGCGCGTATCGTCGAGCTTGCCATCGGCGATACGATCGACGGCAACCTGATCGAGGGCTACATCGGTCGGAACCTTCTGATCAACGGAAACATGGACTTCTTCCAGCGTGGTTCAGCAGGGACGCGGCCAGACGGGGAGAGCTTCACGTTGGACCGGTGGCTCTTTGCCTCTCTCGGTACCGGTACCTCAAATTGGGGTGTAGGGACGTTCGCTATTGGCGACGCGCTACCGGTACCGCATCCGCCTCGCTTCTTCCAGGGTGTGAACGTCGCGGCAGGCACCAACTCGGCTTGGGTCCGCCAGAAAATCGAGAACGTGTGGTCCTACGCCGGCGGCAAGGCCACACTTTCTTTCTGGATGCGCTCTGCTGTCGCAGGAAAGAAGGTCGGTGTCCGCCTTGTTCAGGACTTTGGCGGCGGTAGCGGCGCGTCGCCAGCGATCTTCATCGAAGGCCCGGTTTTCACTCTAACCACCGCATTCCAGAAGTACACCGCAACCTTTGATGTACCTTCTCTGGCGGGCAAGACCGTAGGTGCCTCAGCGGTAAATGATTGCTTGCAGATCATCTTTGACTTTGCCGCAGCCAGCGGCTACGGCAACCAACTGGTGGGCCAAACCGGACTTTTTGAGTTCACGCAGGTCCAGCTTGAGAGGGGCGCCACTGCCACCAGCTTCGAACGCCGACCTCTGGCTTTAGAACTGATGCTCTGCCAGCGCTACTACGAGAAAAGCTACATGCCGGAGGTCAGTCCCGGCACGATTGATAACCAAGGTAGACGTGCTTTCGCGGTGCAGCCTGCTGCCGGAGGCTTCCTCTTTTGCACACAGGGTTTCCTTGTGCAGAAGCGAGTGACTCCAAGTATTACTGTCTATACGGCTCCAGGCGGGGTGCCCGGGAGCGTTGCCCAAGACGACGGCAGCGCGCGTACTGTTACTGTGGCCAATCAAGGTGTTTCTTCGTTCGAGCTGCAGTGGTCCAATTCCGCCGGACGCTACGGCGGCTGGTATCACTTCACTGCCGACGCGGAGATATAGCTATGTACCGGCTCACGGAGAACCCGGACGTACTCCTCTGCATCGAAACCGGCGCGTTCATTCCCCGCGGGCATTGGATGTGGCCCTCCAAATGGCTGGAATCGCATGCACCACTCCCGCTTCCGGCCGCATACACCCTTCACTCACCAGAGCACTACCGCGCAATTCGAGCGGCCGCCTGGGCATGGATGAATGCCGAGGTAAACGCCCGGCAGTACGACAGCATCGAGACGTGTGTGGGCTACTTCAACAGCGGTGTTGAGCGGTACCGTCTGGAGGCCCGTGCACTGGTAGCCTGGCGCGATGCAGTAAATCAGGCCCTTGAGACCCTAGTGTTGAATCCGCCTGCCGGCATCGAGACCTGGGAGCAGGTGCGTCCGCTCCTCCCGCAGCCTGAGGCGTTCCCATGGCCGGCGAGTGTAGAGCTCCCGCTGGAGGCTGGTGACGGCCCCACTGCTCAACTTTGATCAATCTGAGAGGAACCCAGCCAGTGGCCGGAAAGATCGACCCGGCGACGGGCCTGCAGGACCAGCAACGGCGGTTCGCGGACGAGTACCTGGTTGACTTCAATGGCACCGCCGCCTACATGCGCGCCGGCTACAAGGCCACCGGCGCCGCGGCCAGCGCCGCTGCCGCGAGGCTGCTGGCCAACGTCAAGGTGCAGGCCTACTTGGCCGGCCGGAAGGAAGAGCTGCTGCTGTCTCAGCGCGTCGATCAGGAAGCGGTTTTGGCCCGGCTGGCTTTCATGGCGTTGGGCGACATCCGGACCCTGTTCGACCAGCACGGCAACCTCAAGCCGATGAGTGAGCTCACGGTCGAAGAGGCCAGCCTCGTCCAGGGCGTTGAGGTGTTCGAGGAGTGGGAGGGGCGTGGCGACGAACGCCGGGCGGTCGGCCTGACCAAGAAGATCAAGCTGGTCAGCCGTCTGGATGCGGTGAAGACCCTCGGCACGCACTTCGGGATGTTCGCCAAGAAGGTCGAGCACACCGGCAAGGATGGCGGCCCGATCGAAACCCAGACCCGGATCCTGGGCGATGTGATGGATCTGATCGACGGATCCGATACGGGCCCCGGGCCGTCGGCGTCACGGAGCAAGTAGGCCGTGGAAGAACTGAGCGACCAGGACGCCAGCAGGATCATTGAGAAGCTGGGGGATCGGTGGTGGCGGCTGAACAACCTGTACTACATCACCGACAAGTTCGGTCGGCGGGTGCAGTTCAAGCTGAATGAGGTGCAGGCCGACCTCGATGACAACCTGCACACGTTGAATCTGGCGCTGAAGTCGCGCCAGCACGGCATCACGACCTGGGCCTGTATCCGCGCCCTGGACATGGCGCTGTTCAAGAAGAACACCAAGGCCGGTGTAGTCGCCCATACCGCAGGCGATGCCGCGAAGTTCTTCCGCAGCAAGGTGCTGTATGCCTACGACAACCTGCCGGACTGGTTGAAGAAGATCCGGCCGGCAGTCCGTCGGGACATGCGCGACGGCGTGCTGGAGCTGGTCAACGGCTCAAGCATCGAAGTGTCGGTGTCACACCGCGGCGGCACGCTGACCTTTCTGCATATCTCCGAGTACGGGCCAATGTGCGCCATGTACCCGGAGCGGGCCGGGGAGGTGGCTTCGGGCGCACTGAACGCGATCGCCTCCGGCAACATCGTGGTGATCGAGTCGACCGCCTATGGCGCCGCAGGCGACTTCTACGAGCGTTGCCAGACGGCGATTGAGCTGGACCGGCAGATCCGCGCCGGCACGGCCAAGCTGACGGCGATGGACTACCGCTTCCACTTCTATCCGTGGTTCCGGGATCCCATCAACGAGCTCGATCCGGACGGAGTCACGCTCACCGCCGAGGACGAGGCCTACTTCGCCAAGGTCGAGGCGGAGATGAACTACACGCTGCGGCCCGAGCAGAAGGCCTGGTACGTCAAGAAGGCGGCCGAGCAGCGCGACAAGATGAAGCGGGAGCACCCCAGCACGCCGGAGGAGGCCTTCCAGGCGAGCACCGAGGGTGCGTACTACGGCAAGGAAATGGCCGCCGCCGACAGCAGCGGGCGGATCACCGATCTTCCGATCAACCCGCAGGTGCCCATTCACACCTTCTGGGACATCGGGCGCAGCGATGCGACGAGCATCTGGTTCATGCAGGAGAACGGCCCCTGGCTGGATTTCGTCGACTTCTACGAGAACTCTGGCTTCGGCGTTGCGCACTACGCCAAGGTGCTGAAGGAGCGGGGCTACCTGTACGGCAAGCATTACTGGCCGCACGACGGTGCCAACGAGGACTGGTCGGCCAACGAGAACCGCGTGCAGGTCGCCGCCAAGCTGGGGGTCAAGCCGGTTGTCGTGGTGCCCAGGATCAACGACATCACCGAGGGCATCGACATGGTACGCAACATGCTGCCGCGCTGCCGGTTCGACAGGGTCCGGTGCGGCCCACCCAAGGCAGGCGAGGGCCGCGGAGGGCTGGAAGCCCTGCGGCGCTACACCAAGGTCTGGAACGAGAAGACCGAAACGTATTCCGACCTCCCATTCCACAACTGGGCCAGTAATCCTGCCGACGCGTTCCGGCAGGCGGCCCAGGGCTATGTCAGCAGCAGCGGCCGCCGTGTCGGCGAGTCGCGCGGCATGGCCAACGACAACTGGAGAACTGCATGAACGTTTCCCCGCGCGAGCGGAACACGCCTACCTCGGTCGAACTGCTCGACCTGCTATCGATGCTGGTGGCCGCAGCAGATGAAGGGCAACTGCTAAGCGTTGCTTTCATGTTGCGATCGCCGGAGGGCGACACCATGGTCGACTACCGTGGCAGCCACGAGCTGAGCGAGCTCACCGCCAGGACCGTCCTGCAGCGCATCGCCCAGGACATTGCCGTGACCCATCCGGCGATCGCCGCACGGATCGAGTCGGATCTCACCAGGAAGGCGAACTGAAGTGGACGAGACCACGGTCCAGCAGCTGGCCATCCATCTGCAGCAGGCCCGCGCCTACGCACGCTACCTGCCGGGGGGCGAGAACCACGGCACCTTGGTAGAGGACCACGTCCTGTCACCGGATCAGGCTGCAGCGGCGGTGGTGGAAGAGCTGAATGCCGCGTTGGAGCTGCTGGGAGCTGAGGCATGAGCGCTGAGGTCGAGCTCGCCCCGGATGGCTTCGTGTGGTGCGGCAAGAAGGGGGATCTGACCCTGTACCTGACCCACATCGTGCGCGATGGCGACGACGATGCAGCGCTCTACATCCGCAACGAGAACCGCCGGGTCGAAGGAATGAACCCGATTACCGGGATGATCGCTTACGGCAGCCCAGCCTATGTGGTGCCGTTCCGCGACTTCTGGATCTTCCGTCCGGAGGACAAGGACCGTGGTCGCCACCACACCATCGGCGACATGGTTGCCCGCCTGCAGAACGCCTCGGTTGCCCTCTACGGCTTGGACGTCCCGGCCTACCGCCACCGCATCCATGACGCCATCCTCGAGTTCTGCGACGACGTGAAGAACCTGCGTCCGCCGGCGGAGCAGACCCGGGAGCAATGGCTCGGCGAGATGGCGCGGATGGGGATCCAGATCAAGATCAACGGGCAGAAGGTGAACTGATGCAGACGATCGAGAACTTGCGCAGCGAGCCGGCCTACGACCCAGGCGCTGCCGACGTGGCCACCGCGGCGCCGCCCGACGTGGAAGGCCACCCGCTGGACAGTCTGGAGAACCGCCGTCTCCATGCGAAGGTGCTGGACTACTGGTACACGGCCCTCGATGCGTTCTACGACAACCGCATCGAGCAGATGCTCGACTACGACTTCTACGACCACATCCAGTGGTCAGAGGAAGACCGTGCCGTGCTGGCGGCCCGCCACCAGGCGCCACTGACCTACAACAAGATCAAGATGGCCATCGACTGGGTCATCGGCACCGAGCGCCGCACCCGCATCGATGGCGTCGTGCATCCGCGGGCCGAGGATGACGTCGACATCGCCGCGGTGAAGTCGGAGCTGATGAAGTACCTCAGCGACACCAACCGCGTGCCGTGGGCGCGCAGCCAGGCGTTCAAGGATGCCGCGATCGCGGGCTGCGGTTGGACCGAAGAGTCCATCCGGACCGACCGCGCAGACGAACCGGTGATGGTAGGCCACATTCCCTGGCGGCAGATGCGCCGGGACCCGGTCAGTCGAGCGCTGGACCTGAGCGACTGTCGCTTCCTGCTGCGGGAGAAGTTCGCCGATCTGGACTATGCGGAGGCAATGTTCCCGGACCGCATCGAGCTGGTGAATCGCGCTGCACAGGACCACTACGACGGCGACAATGGCGCCTTCGACGAAGAGCTGGATCTCCCCCAGGTCTTCCGTCGCTACGACAGCCGCGGCCATACCGTGACTGGCCGGCGCATTACCGGCAGGGCCTCCCTGGACAGCCGCTGTCGACTGCGGGTCCGCCTGATCGAGTGCTGGTTCAAGCGCCCGGTCGCCCACAAGCGGCTCTGGGGCGGCGAGTTCCGTGGTGATCGCTTCGATCCGAACAACGTGAAGCACCAGGTAGCGCTGGCGGCGATGAAGAGCGAGGCTTCCCCGGTGTACTCGCTGTCCGACGCGGTGGTCGAGGAAATGTGGTGTGCGATCTTCACCGAGGGCGGCCTGCTGCAGCTCAAACGCAGCCCGTTCCGGCATGGACGGTTCCCCTACACCCCGTACTGGTGCTACCGCCGCAACCGCGATGGCATGGAGTACGGCCTGGTCCGCGGTGTGCGCGACTCGCAGGAAGACCTGAACAAGCGCATGAGCAAGCTGCTTTGGGCCCTGAGCACCAATCAGCTGTTCTACGAGGAAGGCGCCATCGATGAGGACCGCATCGAGGAAGTGAAGCGCGAGATCGCCAAGCCCAATGGCGTTATCCCGCTGAAGAACAACGGGCTGGACAGGATCAAGGTGGAGCGCAACCTCGACGTGGCAGAGGCGCAGATCAAGCTGCTGGAGCTCGATGCGGCGCACATCCATGACGGCACCGGCGTGAACCGTGAGCTCCTGGGACGCGAGACCAACGCGGCCAGTGGCCGGGCGATCCTCGCCAAGCAGCAGGAAGGCGCCGTGAGTACGGCGGAACTGTTCGACAACTACCGCCTGGGCATCCAGCTCAGTGGCGAAAAGCAGCTGTCGCTCACCGAGCAGTTCATGACCGAGGAACGGCAGTTCCGGATCGTTGGCGAGCGCAAGGGTCTGGACTGGCGGGTGATCAACCAGCTGCGCCTGGACACGCTCAACAACGTTTGGGTGGTCGACAACGACATCAGCCGCAACCAGGCCGACTTCATCGTCGACCAGCAGGACTTCCGCGAGTCCATGCGCCAGGCCTTCGCCGAGCAGTTCTTCGACATGCTGGGCAAGCTGCCCCCGGATATGTCCGTCCAGCTGCTGGATCTGGCCTTCGACATGATAGACATGCCGGGCAAGGACGAGGTGGTGCAGCGCATCCGCAAGATCACCGGCCAATCGGACAACGACCAGGACGTCGACAGCCCCGAGGCGCAGGCGCGTCAGCAGCAGGAAGCCCAGGACCGCGAGGTCGCCCTGCGCGAGCGCATGGCCAAGGTCGGACTGGACGAGGCCAAGCGCGAAGAGATCATGGCCAAGGCCAAGGCATTGCAGATCAAGACCAAGGGTGACGCGCTCAACGTTGCCGAGCTGATCGAGATCCTGCTCCCCCTCGCTCCGGCGGCAGACCGCCTCCTGAGCACCCAACAGACCCCCGAGGAAACTGCTCATGCAGCAGCCTGACAACGCGGGCCAGCATTCGCTGGCCGCGAACGAACTGGAAATGACCGAGGGTGAGCGCGCGGCGCTGGCCAGCGCTGATGGTGCCGCCCCTGGCGATGCCGCTGCAGCTACTGGCACCACCGATGCGTCGGCAGCCGCCACCGCCACCGCCACGCCGGCGGCCGAAGGCTCAGCTGCGCCAGCGGCGGGCGCTCCGGCGGACGGTGCGGCACAGCCTGATGCAGCGGCCGCCGCTGCCGCGGCAGTTGCTGCAGATGGGACGGCCCATGCGCCGCCAGCAACGTCCGAGCCGCCGCCGGCCACGCCCTTCGTGCCGACCTACGCGGCCGACGAGCGCGACTATGGCAAGGAGATCGGCGAGATCAACGGCAAGCTGCAGGCCCTGAAGGAGAAGTACAAGGCCGGCGATGTTGAGGACGAGGCATACGAGCAGCAGTACGAAGATCTGCGTGACGAGCGCAGCCGCGTCGAGCGCGCCCAGGACATGGCCACCCTGCAGCAGCAGATGAGCCAGCAGAACGCAGACCAGTCGTGGGCGTACCTGCAGCGCCAGTTCCTCTCCCGCCCGGAGAATGCCGCGATCGCCGTAAGCCCGATGCGCTTCGCTGCGTGGGAGCAGGCGATGCAGTCGGTGGTCAACGAAGCCGCAGCCGCTGGCCGCCAGCTCACCGATTGGGACATCCTGGCCGGCGCGCGCGATCTGCTGGCGGCCGAGGGTCTGCTGCAGCCCTCCGCTGCTGCGACCGCGCCTCCCGTGGCGCCGCCCCCGGCGAAGCCGGACCGCAGCGCGCCGCTGGGCGATGTGCCGGCAACACTGAGCACAGTACCGGCTGCCGCTGACCCGACCTCCCGATCGACCGCTGACGCTGCCGCCGGCATGGACAACATCGAGGACATCGAGTCGTTCCTGGCCGGGAAGTCGGAAAGCGAGCGCGATCGCATTCTGCGCGACGTGCCGGGTTCCTTCGTGGCGGACAACTGAGCCCCATGCCCAAGCTGCACACCACCCTGGAGCCGGGCGACGTGGTCCTGATTCCGTCGGGTTCTGGCGCGTCGATCACGTTCACCGAAAAGAGCGGCAAGCGCTCACGTGTGATCATCGAATCCAACACCCCGGTGACGATCACCCGAGCCGGTGAGCAGCAACCTACTGGCGGTGCGCTGCAGCGAGTGGCGCGCCGGCCAACGCCCGCGATGGGCTGAACATCCTCAAAACCTGCGCAGTAGTGCGGGTCAACGACAGAGGCGCAGAAGTGCCGTGATCTCCCTGGAGAAGCAACATGGCACAGACGATCGTGGGTCTGAACGACCCCAAGGCCCGGAAGCTGTGGTCTGCAGACCTCATGGTTTCGGTATCCAAACAGTCCTACTGGACGCGCAAGATGATGGGCAAGGGGTCGGAGACCTCGATGCCGGTCATGCTGCAGACCGACCTGGAGCAGGAAGCGGGCGACACCATCAGCTACGACCTGTCCGTGCAGCTGTCCGGTGGTGTCATCGAAGGCGACCAGAAGGCCGAGGGCAAGGGCGAGAAGCTCGACTTCTTCACCGACAAGGTCTTCATCGACCAGGCCCGTAAGCCGGTCAGCTGCGGTGGCCGCATGAGCCGCAAGCGCACCGTCCACGACCTGCGAAAGGTCGGCCGCAACCGCCTGACCGAGTTCTGGGCGCGCTTCTACGACGAGCTCTTCTTCATGTACGGCTCGGGCGCTCGCGGCATCAACGAGGACTACAACGTCCCGCTGAACTACACCGGTCGCGCAGGCAACCCGTTCGAGACACCGGACAGCTCGCACATCCTGTTCGGCGACGGCGCCAGCAAGGCATCGCTCACCTCGGCCGGCAAGATGAGCCGTGTCCTGATCGAGCGCGCCAACACCAAGGCCGCTTCGCAGGGCGGCGGTTCGACCCAGGTGGCCGAGATCCAGCCGATCACCATCGCCGGCGGCGAGCACTTCGTCACCGTCATGCACCCGTTCCAGGCGCATGACCTGAAGACCTCCACGGATCCGGGCAACTGGCTGGACATCCAGAAGGCGGCAGCCGCCGCCGAAGGTGCCAGCAACCCGATCTTCAAGGACAACCTGGGCATGATCGGCAACACGATCCTGCACAAGCACAAGTCCGTCGTGCGCTTCGGGGACTACGGTGCCGGCGGCAACGTTGCCGCGGCTCGCGCGCTGTACCTGGGCCGTCAGGCTCTGGTACTAGCCTTCGGCTCGCCGGGCAACGGCCTGCGCTTCGACTGGTCCGAGGTTCCGCTCGACCACGGCAACGACATCGAGATCTGCGCCGGCGCGATCTTCGGCATCAAGAAGACGCGCTTCAACGGCAAGGACTTCGGCACGATCGCCCTGGATACCGCTGCGGCCGATCCGAACCCGCAGTAAGCCGCAAGCCAAGAGCCCCGGCATGCCGGGGCTCTTGCGTTCAGAAACCAAATTCTTCGCAGGAGAAATCCATGTCCACGAAACTCGCAATTGGCCGCAACAGCGGCGCATCGTCGCCGGCCGCAGGACTGCTGGTGGTCAACGACTACAGCTGGCCGGTCGAGGCCGGAGCGGATGGCGATCTGGTCCTGATCGGTGAGCTGCCGGCCAACCACAAGCTGCACAGCCAGGCCTCGGGCCTGTTCGCCAAGCTGGACGCCGCCAGTAAGTTGGCTGCGCAGAACGTCACCGTCTTCATCCCGGACGCGATCGACGGCGCCTCGACGGCTGGCAACACCGTCATCGCTCCGACCGCGGTTGTGGCGGACACTGCGGCGTTCATTCCGGTGTCCCTGCACCTGGTCGCGGAGGCCCTGGGCTCCAAGCCGGTGAATCGTCCGGTGTACGTGAAGCTCAACACCGCCCCGGGCGCCCAGCAGGGCGAGCTGATCCTGCGCCTGGCCGCGTTCCCGGCCTGAGCCACCCACCCGTAGCGGGGCTGCAGCTGCAGCCCCGCCTACCAGGAGCATCCCATGCTGATTGCATGCAAGTTCAAGCGCCCGAAAGCGCCCGTTGAGCTGAACGGCACTGTCTACTTCTTCGTGCCGATCGACCCGGCCAATGCCGATTCGGAGCACGTCGCTGACGTCGAAAACTCCGACCACATCCAGCGGCTGCTGGGTATTCCGGAGGCCTACTACATCGCCCGGGCCCAGAGCCTGCAGACCACCAGCAAGCCGGTAGCGCCAGCCGACTCGGCCGCAGGCCAGGAACCGCCAACGGCGCCGGTTGTCAGCAGCACCGGTACCGATGCCGGCGGCGATGGCTCAGGCGCCAGCACCACCACGAGCTCCGACACCGGCAGCAGTGAGCCGCCGGCAGGCGCGAACGTCGCAGCTACGCTGCCGCCGGAGATCGTCGAAGCAGCGGCGCAACTGAATGGCCTGAGCTGGCAGAAGCTGAAGGCCGAGTTGGCCAAGGGTGGCATCGCCAAGGTCGTGATCAAAGCTGCCCTCGATCTGGAGCTGGCCAAGCCGGAGCCGGACCAGCGCGGCACCACCCTGAAGGTGCTGAGCCAGGCGCTCGAGGAAGCCTGACGTGGAGGCGCGCACCCTCAGCCAGTTGATCGAGGAATGTCGGGAAGAGCTCGACGACGACGTGGCTCCCTACCTGTGGAGTGACGCCGCCCTGACCCGCCATCTCAACGAGGCTGTGGAAGAGGCGTGCATTCGGGCGCGGCTGCTCGTGGAGAGCGGCCGCCCCGATATTTGCCACATCAACCTTGAGCCCGGTCGGGCTGACTACACGCTTCATCCGACCGTGTACGTGGTCCGGCGCGCGGTGCTGGCCAGCAACCTGTCCGACCCGCTCTGCAGGACCACCAGCACCGCTCTCGACGGACGGCACTGCCACTGGCGCACCGAGGCAGGGCGCCCGGAGTACCTGGTGCGCGATCAGCAGGCCCGTGAGGTATCGGTCAGCCCGGTACCGGAGGAGTCGGACGTGCTGCAGCTCACCCTCTGGCGCGTGCCGGAGGCTGCAGAGGCGATGGAAGACAGCGAGGACGAGCCGGTGATCGATGCCATCCACCACCGGAAGCTGGTGCACTGGGCCTGCTGGCGGGCCCTGAACAAGCGCGATTCCGAGCAGCGGAGCACTGCGGACGCCGATCGCCACCTCGTACTGTTCGAGAGCTACTTCGGTGAGCGGCCCACCGCGCGCGCGCTGCAGCAGCTGTCGATCGACCCGACCACCGGCACCCAACCCATGTGGTTCTGACATGCCCGTTCGCGATGAAGATCTCCGCCCTGGTGGCCCGTGGCCACTGGGCATCAACAACGTGGCCGGAGAGGGGGCGCTGCCGACCGATGACGACGGGATCCCGCGCGCGCTGCGAGAGGCGGACAACGTCGACCTGGACGCCGCCGGTCGGCCTCAACGCCGGCGAGGGCATCAGCGCTTCCACCCTGGGACGCTGACTCACTCTCTGTGGGGCCACGAGCTGCTGCACTACGGGCTTTTTGTCAAAGGCGGCCAGCTCCATGCTCTGCACGAGGACGAGCGTATAGAGCCGCTGGGCATCGAGGTGGGCTTGGACCCTGTGAGCTACGCGCTGATCGGCGACCGCGTCTTCTTCAGCAACAGCACGGCCAGTGGATTCCTCGACATCGACCTGCAGGGGTATCCCTGGGCGCCTGAGCACCCAGCGGGACAGCCCGCCCTCGTGCAGGCGGCCGGCAGTGCCCTCGCGCCAGGCCAGTACCAGGTCGCGGTGACCTTCTTGGACCGGCTCGGCCGCGAGTCCGGCAGCACGCTGGCCGTGGCGATCGACGTTCCCGAAGGCGGGGGCGCCGAGCTGACTGACATACCGCTCCCGTTAGCACCGGACACGGTGTCGGCTGCGATTTACATCTCCGGACCGAACGACCAAGTGATGCGGCAGTACGCCATTCTCCCGGCCGGTACCCGGTCGGCACCGGTGCTGTCGCCCGGTGAGGGCAGGGCGCTCACTACGCAGTTCCTGCGGCCTCTGCCGGCAGGCCACATTGTGCGGGGTGGGCACGGCCGGCAGTTCGTCGCATGCGGTCAAGAAGTCCTGTGGTCGGAAGCGCTGCGCTACGGCATGTTCCGACCATCGGCCAACCGCATGCGGTTCAGTGCACCGATCGACTTGATGGAGCCCATTGGCGATGGGTCTCCGGATGGAGCTGGCCTCTACGTTGCCTCCGGTGCGCGTACCTATTGGTACGCCGGCGCCGATCCCAAGGATTTCAGCCAGACGGTGGCGCGTGGCAGCGGTGCGGTTCCGGGTTCGGCCACGGTCGTCAACGGCGACGTGATCGGTCTGCAGTCCGCAGCCCCCGTGCTGATCTGGCTCGCGCGTGACGGCTACTTCTGCATCGGTCTGCCTGGCGGTCAGGTTCAGGTGCTGAAGAAGGGGGAGGCGGTCATCGATGACGCAGACCATGCCGCAGTGCTGCTGCGCCAGCAGGACGGACTCAGCCAGCTGGTGGCCGCGCTGCGGGCACCGCAGGGCCAGTCACTGGCCGTGACCGATCGGGCCGTCGCCCACGTCATCCACCGGGATCCCTGACCTATGACTCTGTTGGCCAAACCGGACGACGTGAAGCGTCGCCTGGAGATCTGCCGCGCCTGTCCGAACGCCGAGCGCGTAGGACGTCGCCTCTTCCTGCGCTGCAGGCTCTGCAGCTGCCCCCTGGCAAGCAAGACCCGATTCCAAGGGGCCTCCTGCCCCACGGGCAAATGGTAACCACCGAAGGAGCAAATCGATGAACGTCATGAAGGCCCTGCAGTCCCTGGGCGCGGTGGGGCGCGATGCAATTCGCGCGATCCGCCAGCACAAGTACGAACGTTGCGAATCGGGCATCTATATTCCCGCCGCGCGCGTCAGCATCGGCGGCATCTTCCGGCATGCGCACGCGCCTGCTGGTGGCGAGCTCGGTCCGTGGCAGATCGACCCGAACCGCCTGGTCAACGAAGGCCTGAACTATCTGCTGAACGCTGGTATGGGTGGCGGCAGTCAGCAAACCGCCTTCTACCTGGCCCCGTTCACTGGAAACGTCACCCCTGCAGCGGACTGGAAGGGCAGTACGTTCAAGGACGTGGCCTCCGAGTTCACGGCCTACGCCCCCGCGACCCGACTGCCTTGGACCACCTCGCCGTCCACAGCAGAAGCCATTGGCAACACGGCCGCACTGGCTGCAGCGACATTGACCTATTCCGCAGGCGGTCCCTACAACCTGTACGGCATCGGGCTGCTGACCGGATCGGCAAAGGGCGCAACCGCGAACATCCTGATTGCAGCGACCCGGTTCGCGACCCCGCGCACCAATCAGCTCGCCGGCGACAAGTTGGCGATCGAGTACGTGCTCTCTGCCAAGGACGGGGGTGACGTCTCGTAATGAGCGGCGGGCGGCATACCGGCTGGACGCCGATCGTGGTGGTTGGCGATCGGGCGGCCGCTTCGCTGCATGTGCCGGCGGGGAGGAAGCTACTGGGATTCGTTGTGCAGGAGGCCGCTCGCAATGGACTGGGGACTGCCAGTGCAAGGCAGGAAGCGGATGACGGAACCCTTATCGTGGCCGAGAAGATCGGTGAACTGACGCGGTTGACGATCGTCACGCCGGAGCCGCAACCGCCGATCGACCCACTCGACCCCATGGGAGGCTTCATCCTGTGGCCTCGCTGGAACGTGCACACGGGTGATCCGGCCGACCGTGGCTCACAAGTGGACCCCGCAGGGGAGAACCCGACGGCCTGGCTCGAGTTCAGCGGCCGACGCCTGATCACGCGCTACTGGAAGCGCTGGGACGTTGTCGACAACATCACCGGGGCTCGGTACGAGAGCTACAACCAGCCAGACCGGTATCCCGCCGGTCTCCACTTCTTCGGCAACGTCGACTGGAAGGACGGCAGGGATGTGGCTCTGTCCTTCTATGGGTATGGCGTCCGGTACCTCCGCGACCTGACCCTGATCGACGACGGCGCGCGCTGGATCTTTCAGCAGGGCCAGATCCTGTTCGATCGCATTGCCTATCGTGATGCGATGGTCGATACACCTCCGGACTATCTGTCCTGGCGGCTGACATCCGGTTGCTTGCGCAGGGCGGCTGATGGACACCATGAGCTGGTGGTGACGTTCACCCACTATGTGACCAACCAACCGACCACTGCTCAGTCGGCGTTCGTGGTGTTCAGGATCAATCGGAGCGAGGGAACCCCCGAGAAGGGTGATTGGGAAGTGGTGCAAGGCAGCCACCGCCTCCTAGGAATGACACCGGGCACGATCAATCCACAGGACGAATCCTCCGCGAACGGTTTTAACGACGCAGCGCTGCCCTGGTTCTTCAATGCCGATGGGACCAAGGCAATCCGCACGGTGAGCAGTGAGCCGACCACGGTGTTCGGCCTGGTCAATACGATGACGCAGGAGGTGGAAATTTCCGGCGTCGGTATCGACCATAGGCTGAGCCGGGCCGACTACCTGATCGGTGACTACACCAACGCCCTTGGGGCCTTCGCGCTGGTCGCGCCGACTCGCGGCCTGGTGGCTTCCGACTACGCCGGTTCTGAGCGTAGGGATGCCTACCTTGAGCTGCGACTGAGCCAGGGGCAGGTTGCCACCGAGGCGACAGGGTATCGCGGGACCCTGCGAGTGCTCGTCGTGCTGGAGTTTGATGGCGGGGAACTGCCATTGATCGACAGGGATTTCTCCGTCGGCAGCGATCGCCAGGACTATCACCTCCTGGCGTACATGGATCTTCGCCACAACCTGTTCTGCGGTTGGCGGATCCAAGGCGTGAATGGTGTCCACAGCATTCAACCATTCGCGTACATGGGCGGGCGATTGGTGTACGGCGAGATCGAGGCCGTGGACTGGGATCCGGCCAGTGGCCTGCCAGCTCCTTTCCTCGGCCTTGACACCCGGGCCCCTGGCGCTGTCGCTGACGGCCTCGTTTTCGGGAACTACTGGACCGGTGCGTCAGGATCTGGATGGGGGCCGCGCGACGGTACCCAGCACGGGGTGATCTGGCGCAAACACCCGCGCGAGGGCCTGGTCTTCTTCTCGGCCGCTGCAAGCCTCAGAACAGCCATGGTCGAACGTCAAGGCGTGACCGATTTCCTCGGCTTCGATTGGAGCGGTGGCTGGAACTACTGCAAGGGTCGCTACTGCGTGTCGATCCCCGGCCCGTACACCGGCACGCTCAACTACCTGACGGGCTACGAGCTCGGCGCGGTCACTGGCGTGGTTGCCGATGACCGTCGCTTCTACCCGCTGACGTCGCTGCCCAAACCCATATAGGAGCCTCAATGGCGGTCATCACTTCCACCGGGTTCGAAGCGCTGCTGCTCGGGCCTACGTCGTTCGACGGGATCTTCCGGAGCGGCTGCATCGAGATTCGCTCGGGGATCCAGCCCGCGCGTGCAGACCTGCCGCCTACGGGTCAGCTCCTGGCACGTATCACTCGCGATGGCGGGCCGTGGCAGGCGGGCGGAACGGCCAACGGCCTGCATTTCGTCCGCAATGGCCGCTATGTCTACAAGGATCCAGCGGAGCGCTGGCTCTTGCGAGGCCTGGCGAACGGCCTGGCCGGGTGGTTCCGGCTTGTGGGCAACGAGCCAGACCTCGGGCAGATCTCTTTCACCGCGCCGCGCATCGACGGAGCAATCGGACTGGATGACGGGTCCGCTGGCGATTTCCAGATGCGGCTTCCGACCCTTGCTGTGACTCCCGACACCAGCATCGAACTGGGTGACTGGTGGTACGCGATTCCCCCTCTCTGAACCAGGACCACGAACCATGACGATCTCGATTCCCCTTGCTCAGGCGCTGCTGCAGCAAGTCAAAAGCGCCCTCGATGGTGGTTTCATCTACATCTACGCCGGGCCGGTTCCGGCAACGGCCGACACTGCCCTGGATATGGCCAGCGCACATACCCAGGTCGCCAAGCTTGAGGTCGCGGGCCAAGGGCTCACCTTTGCGGCTCCAGTCGGGAACGTTCTGCCGAAGAACCCTTCCGAAGACTGGCAAGGCCTGATCGCCTTCGACGGCGCCAATGCTGCCGCACCGAACCTTTCGCCGTCCTTCTATCGCTTCTGTGCGGCTGGTGATGACGGAAGAGGGGCAACCGCTGGCATCCGCCTGCAGGGCACCGCTGGCGGGCCTGCATCGAATGCGGCCGTGCTCTTCAGCTCCGACACCGTCGTAGCCAATGGCACCAACAGCACCGGCATCAGCATCTTCAACGTGGTCGCCGATCAGGCCAGCTGACATGTTGTCGAAGCCGCCTTCCGCAAGATTCATTCCCCCGCAGCCTGCCCGTGAAGCACAGCCGTACAGTGCGGCGTATACGTTTTGCGGCGGGGAGCCCGCGAAGGGCTACTGGCGGCAGTCATGCAGCGAAGGGACGATGGCTGTCCCGAACAACGGCGCAGTGCAGCTACCGCAGAACGCGACGATTCTGGGCTACGAGCAGTCCGGCGGGACCAGCTACGTCCGGTACCAGGTTTGTCGCAGCGTATTCGTCCAGACGGCACCGCCAGGGCCTATCACGTGCACCAGCTATCCGGAGCAGAAGGCACGGCCGGCATCGCCTCGAGTCCCTGGGCGCTTCGAGTATGCGAGCGTGTTCGCGTGGGACGCCGGAGCTCGGAGTGAGGCCGAGCTCGATGGTGATCTGGCTATGAAATTGACAATGGGTCGTGTGGTTGGGGTTGTGGTGGGGCTGTGTACCGATCGCGACAGGCTGGAGGATCCTGCGGCCGTTCTTCATGGGCTCTACTTCCACCAGAGCCCCGGCGGCTTGATGCAGGTCTGCGCGATCGAGTCCGGGGCGAGGGTCAGCGAAGTTCGAACCTACAGCGCGGCAGATGTCTGGCAGGTCCGCAGGGTGGGGGGCGTCGTCGAGTACGTCTGCAACGGTGATCGCTTCTACCGCTCGCTGCATCTGAGCGAAGGTCCACTGCGGGTCGGCTGCGCCATGTTTGCCACCGGAGACGTCATCGAATGACCATTGAGTTCGTTCCCCTTGACGCCGCTTCGATCGACGGCAACGCCAGCTGCGCGTTGGTAGTTCGCGCGCGGGGTGCTGGCCATGGATTTGCCGGCAGCGGCGCTGCCCTGCTGAGGCTTCGCGGCGCCGGCATTGCGCAGGTGCGATTCGGCGGCGGTGTGGACCAGGTTGTACCAGCGCACGGTGCTGCGGCTCTGCAGCTCAGCACGGATGGGGTGGCATCGCTCCACCTGGTCGGGGAGGGAGGCGTATCAGTCCAGGTCATTGCGGCTGGCTTCCAGGCCGCCCCTGGCCATGGTGGTGGCGCGGCGAGGCTTTCGATCCACGCACGTGGGCGTCAGCTCACAGAGCCTATGGCCTATGCGGGGCTTGAGGCCATTCCTCGCATGGTGTCGTCCTTCGGTGGGTTGTGGTTTGTCAGCCCACGAGCTGCATTGGACATGGGACAGTCGGAATCGACATTGCCGACCCACGTGCTGGGCGAGGCAATGGCCTTCGGAGCAGGGCGGCGAAGCACCCAGTCAGGCAACAGCGCCGCCGCTGATGTGTTGAGCCTGGAGGACACAGTCGCGATCGTCTACCAGCTCCTAGTGGAAGAGGGTGTCTTGTTCACGCCGACGGCGCAGGCGACTGTCTCAAAGCTGGAGCGAGTTCTAGACAGGCTTCTGCTGCTGGGTGCGTGCCGGTCCTATGCGGACGCGGTCAATGCGATTGCCGGCGGCTTGTGGTTTGGTGCTTTGACCGAAGTCCTCAAGTCCGAACGTGTCGCCGATAGCCTGGTCGCCTCGGAGCTGGTTGGGAACCTGCAGCGTGCGGCGGACCGTCTCGCAGAAGCGCTGCTGATCGACGCAGACGCCTTCGGATCGGGTACCGGCGTCGTACTGATCAATGAGCGCGCGCTGGTGGCCGCCGGTGAAGTAGATAGTGCAGAGGCTCTGCAGCGCCTTGGTGACGGGCTGGGGTTCGTCACGCGCTTGGCGCTGGACACCGGTGAGTACATTGCATGGGTTCTGAACACCGAGAGCCGCGGTCTGTCGCGGTACACGGATTATCCGTTCAACAGCTTCGCCAAGATCGGCAGCCGATACTACGGTGCGGCGAGCAACGGACTTCACCGACTCGACGGCGATGACGATGACGGCCAGCCGATCGCCGCACGCATCAGGCTCGGGCTTTCCGCGCTCGGGACGCGCCGGCTGAAGAGGGTGCCAGAGGCGTTCGTCGGGTACACCAGCACAGGCAGCCTACTGCTACATGTGATCACGGTGAACGAGGAATCTGGTCAGAAGGAAGCCGCCATCTACAAGATTCTGGAGCGACCGGCGACAAGCACGCGCGAGACGCGCTGGAAGCTGGGCAAGGGAATCAAGGCAGTGGACTTCGACTTCATCATCGAGAACGTGGATGGAGCCGACTTTGATCTGGCGGCGATTGAATTCCGGCCGGTCTATCTCGAACGACGTACAAGGGGGTAGGTATGGCGGGGCCTTGTTTTTGGCGCGAGCTCAGTGGTGTGGTCCAGCAGTGCGGCGATGATCCGGAGCCCGAGGAATACCAGCTTCTGGTCACCAACGGATACGCATATCCGTGGAGGAATCCGGAGTTCTTCAATGGCGCCGCAGGCTTTGAGTACGGCGTCGACTTCGAGCTAAGGATCGACCTCCCGGACGGGCCAACTGCCATTCCGATGGTTTTCGAAGCGGAAGGGCGGTACCTGCTGGATGGGTACGTACCCGTTGATGCCACGCCAGGCCTAGCGGTCCAAGGCGGCAATCAATGGAGGGTTTTCATCTTGCTGCAGTGGTCTTGATTGGAGAAGAAACATGGCTTCGACCTGGTGTCCTGACCTGTCGGCGGATGCCGCGGTCACACTCGTTGGCAGTGCCCACGATAAGTTCATGGAGTTGGGGGCCCAAACGTACAGTTTGGCGATTTCCAACCTCGACGGTCTCAACAGTGTTCGCCTGGACCCTGTCGACTTCAATGTCGACTTTCGCTTCGCTGATCCCCAGGCGACGTTCCAGCGGCCACGGCGTCCGGACCTGGACGACGGGGCATTGGAGTTCCGCGCTCCCGATGTTCCGCTGCCCAGTGCGCCGGGATTCGCGGCCGCACCGATCTCGATCAGCGAAGCCCCCGAGCTCGATGCTCAACCACCGTCGCTGGCGTTCGGTGCTAAGCCGACCACTCCCAGCGTGGTGGAGCCGACGCTCCCGATTGATCCGGCGGAGATCGTGCTGCCGCTGGAACCGAACTATGTCCTGCCGCAGGTGCCGACCTTTGAGGCGTTGAACCTGCCGGCGGTGCCGAACATCTCGCTGCCCGAGTTCGACGCCGAGAAGCCGGTTTTCATCGAGCCGCCATTCAACGACACCTGGCAGTTCGAGGCGACGCCCTACGTCAGCACGTTGGTCGACACGCTGACCTCAACGCTCAAGCCCATGATCATTGGAAGCCAGGCGCTGCCCAAGATCATTGAAGACGCAATCTTCCAGCGGGCCCGCAGCCGCATTGAGCTCGAGACCCAACGGAACGTGGACCAGGCAGTCGCAGAGTTTGGGGCCCGAGGCTTTGCCGAGCCCCAGGGCATGCTTGCAGGAAGGATCTTGGAGATCCGCCAGACCGGCCAAAGCGCCGTTGCCGAGGCTTCCCGGGATACTGCGATCAAGCAGTTCGAGGAATCGCTGGCCAACCAGCGCATGGCCATCGCCCAAGGCGCCGCCCTCGAGGGGACGCTGGCGCAGCTGCACACCGAAGAGCAGAAGGTGCTGCTGCAGGCGGCGACGTTCCAGCGCGAGACCGTCATCGCAGTGCTGAATGCCAGGATCTCGGTCTTCAACGCGCGCCTGCAGGCCTACCAGACTGATGCCCAGGTCCTGCGGGATCGCATCCAGGCAGAGCTGGCCAAGGTCGAGGTCTTCCGCGCCCAGATCGAAGGCGAACGCGCTCGGGGTGAAATCAACGAGCAGCGGGTGCGCCTGTACGAGTCCCAGCTTCGTGGCGTGACTACCCTGGCCGACTTCTACCGCACCCGTGTGGAGGCGGTGAAGGTCCAAGCCGACATCAATCGGTTCGGCATCGACAAGTACCGCGCCCAGGTCGACGCCTACGAGGCCCGCTGGCGTGCCCACGTCGCTGAATGGCAGGGCTACACGGCAAGCGTAGAGGGAGAGGGCAAGCGGGCGGACCTGTATCGCACTTTGGTCGATGCCAACGCCAAGCGCGTGGATGCCTGGGCGGCGAGCAACAACATGCAGTTCGAGGCGGAGCGCCTGCGCATGGCGCAGCACGGTGTGAACCTGGACGTCTGGCGCGCCGGCATCGCCCGCTGGGACGCCACCCTGAGCGGTGAACGTGCTCGCCTGGCGGCCGTGGGCCAAGCCTTCGACGCGAAGGCTCGTATTTACAGCGCCGATGCAGGCGTGGAGCAAGTGGCTTCAGCGGCCGCCGACCGCAGTTTCGAGCTCGGCCTCGCGCGCGAGCGAGCATCGGTCGAGGCCCAGCTGCAGCACGCGCAGATGCGGATCCAGCAGATGCTCGGCTTGCTGTCCCAGTCGGGCGAGATCCAGCGCGCGAAGGCGCAGATCTCGAGCCAGTTGGCTGCCAGCACGATGAGCGCCGTCAACTACGGCGCAACCGTCTCCAGTGGCCGCAGTAAATCCAGTTCCTGTTCTCAGAACTTCAGCTTCCAGGGCGAGATCGCCGACGCGTGATCAGCCTCAACCACAAAAGGGGAACCGCATGGCCATCAATGATCGAGACGAACTGAATCCTGCCGGCGTCGCCCCCGGGCAGGCCCGCATTGCGCCCAGGCCGAGTGCCGGCACAGCGGCCGGCTCCGCGCTACGCAGCGGCGTGGCTGGGAGCGCGGCGTTGGCACGGCGGGCCGTCGGCGCTGGTTTGCGTGCTGCTGGCACCGTGGCCGACGCCGTCACCTCGCCAGGGCGTGAAGCCGGCGGGTTTGTACGGGATGCCGGTAGGGCCGTTGCGGGTGTAGCACCATCATCGGAGCAGGGGCAGCCACTGCGTGCACCGAGCCAGCTGGACCCAGTTGGCGGCGCCTCCGCCGCGCTGAGCCGCTTGTCGCCGCTGCGCCTCCCGTCAGCCTCGAGGCCCAAGCCATCCTTCTCTGGGGTCTCGGCCAGCATCGATTCGACCGCGCCCCTCAGCGGCTCCCGCCTGGCCGGGCGACCGTCGATCGGGGCGGACTTCACAGGTGTCAGTTCGAGCGTGAGCTCCACGGCGCCACTTGCGGGTGCTGCGGGTGCCGTAGCTCCCCAGGCTGCAGCAACCACTGCAGCGGCGCCGAGCACCTACATGACGCAGGACGGCCGCACCGCCGCGTTGCCGACAGGCATTACCCGCACAGTGGATGCCAACGGCAATTCTGTGTTCACCGGGTCCGCCGCCACCGTCGCAGCCGCCAGAGGGGCTGCCTCAGCCGCTCCGGCAGGCGGCTCTCTGGCTCCCGTTGTGTCGCCCCTTGCTACCGCCCCAGCAACGCCGGCAGTGGTGGCTCCCCGGCCGACTCCGCAGATTGCGCAGCGCGGCCGTCAGGGAGGGATCATCGAGAATCCGGCCGATACCACAGTGGACAAGCTCACCCGCGCAATGGGTAGCGCCAGCTTGAAGGGCAGCCCGAGCGGTCGTGCCGCCGTAGCCCAGGCGATCCTGGGCGAGGCAGGCGCGCGCCAGGCGGAGCGCGCATCTGCGCTCCGCACGCAGGACGAAGCCGATCTTGCTGCAGGCCAGGCAAACGCGGTCGCGGCGCAGGGCGACGCCAACCGCGCACTGCAGGCCGGACAGTTCAATGCCCAGATGCAGGACAACGCTGCCAATCGCCAGGCGTCGCTGGAAACGGCGCGCATCGCTCGGCGTCCGGAGATCTCGGTTGCTGCGGACGGCAGCATGGGTGTTGTCGGTGGTGACGGCAGCTGGCGGCCCGTGACCGGTGCTGATGGCCAGAACGTGCGCGCCGCGCAGGCGCCACGACAAACCGGCGAACTCACCGACGCCGATCGCCTGAAGTCTTACACCGATCGATTCAACGCCATTTCCGGGAATGTCGCTATGGATGAGGCCGGGAAGAAGGCTGCCTTGGCCGAGCTCGACGCGGATCCGCTCTATCGCGGATTGCGGCCTGAAGAGTCGCCGCCGGTTGCCGGCGCGCGTAGGGCGCCGGATGGGAACTGGTACGTGCAGAACAACGACGGAAGCTACTCGAAGGTGAACCTCTGATGGCAACGTTTGAAAAGGTCGATGGAAACCGGTTTGGGGCAGCTCCAGCGGCGAGCCAGGCGCCGTCAGCGGGCGACAAGGTCGCGCGCCGACCGACGCTGTCACCCGTGCAGGGGGATCCGTTTCAGAAGGTCGCCAAGCGCCCCGAGCGCACCTGGGGCGAGGCTATCAAGGACACAGGGCTCGGCATCGCCACCGGCGCTGCGAACATCGTTGGTGGCGCCATTGAGCAGCGAAACTCTCTGGAGCCGACGAACCTGGTGCGGCAGGGCCTGCGCGGCCTGGATCGCCTGGGCGTAAAGGGGGCATCGGAGACGGCCGCTCTGGTGCCGGGCACGCCGTCGGAAATCTTGGGTGGACGTCGTGCTGGATCCGACAGTGCAGGCCTCTCCAAGGCGACGCAGATGGCCACCGACTACCTCGGCGAGAGCCAGTCTGAAGCGCTCAAGCAGGAAAAGCAGGAGCTGCAGGACACCAAGGGCTTCTTCGCCAGCGCCGGCAAGGTGCTGTCCTCGCCGCGGCTGATCGGAAACTTCCTTGCCGAGCAGGTGCCGAACATTGCCACGATGGGCGCTGGCACGCGCGCTGCAGCGGCTCAGGCAGGCGAGCGGGCCATGGCCGGGGCGCTGGCCAAGGGCCTCGGTACCGAGGCGGCGGAAACAGCTGCGACTGCCGCGGGGCATCGGGCAGCGACGGCCGCTGCCACTGGCATGACGACGGTGATGGAGACGGGTTCGGCAGGCCAGCAGACATACCAGCAGGCCATGGCACAGCCGCAGTCGGTGTGGGACGCGAATCCGGAGTACAAGCGAATGGTTGCCGCCGGCGGCGACCCGCAGACGGTGAAGGAAACGATCGCGCGTGGCGCGTCCATGGAAGCGCAAGCCATCACGGCACCAATCGCCGCGATTGCCGGCCGCATCGCGGCGCCGTTCGAGGCTGACGTCTTCACCCGCGGCCTGGCACGCAAGCCGAAGGCGATGCTGGCTGGTGCCGCGCGAGAGACTGTCGAAGAAGGCCTCCAGGAGGGCGGGTCGCAGTTGGCCGGCAATCTCGGTCAGCGTCAGGTCGACCCGGCCCAGGCGGCATGGGAGGGCGTCCCCGAGGCCGCCGGTACCGGTGCGGCGATCGGCGGTTTGCTCGGCGGCGGCATGGCCGCCGGCGGCGCGATCGCCAGCCGCGGCGACAATCAGGCCGCGGTGGCAGCCGATGCTGAGCGCGAGCGCCTGGCACGTAGGCCGGTTCCCACGCCGCCATCGCTGCCGCCGCCACCGATTCCACAGATGCTCGCGCTCCCGCCGCCTGAAGTGATGACCGCGGCCCCGGATGGGACCATCACGCCCGGCGGTGTTCGACCGGAGGTGATGGCCGAGCCCGAAATGCGGTTCCCGCAGGGCCGAGGCATGTCCGCGCCCTTCGACGGGCGCCGGGTCGCTGCACGTCCACAGCCATCGGTGCCTTTCCCCGACGCAGCCCCCGACTCGATCGCAGATATAGCCAACCTGGTGTCCCAGGCTCGGCGGCCCAACGAACCTACTACCATCGCATCGGCTGCCGCGGCTATAGCCGAGCCCGAGCCTGCTCAAGTGCAGGTCGGCCAGGCAGGCCTGGCTACGCCCGAAGTGCCGGCAGCTGCGGCACCGCCGCTGGCGCCCGCAGTTGCGCCACCTTGGGTTGACGCACAGACCGGTGAAGCGCTGCGCGAGCCGACCCCGACGGACATCAAGCAGCTGCTGCACAACGGCCTGCAGTACCAGGTCGAGACCCATGGCGGAATCAACACGCCGACGCTGCTGCGCTCCATGCGCGATCAGTACGGACTGCCCAGTGCTCGCGTGCGGCCGCTGCTGGAAGAGGTCAAGGGCGAGCGACGTCGTGGCCTTACGCAGCCGCCGGCGGACGCCGGCACTCCAGCAGGGGCGGAGGCAGCAAGCACGGCGCCGCTGCCGCAGCGGAATGCTGCGCCGCAGGCGGATCTGCAGCTGGACGGCCCCGCAACCACCGACCGTTCCGCGCCGGCGGCGCTGGCCAGCGAACTGCAGCTCGCATCAGGGCAGATGGCGGCGCAATCGGATACCGGTTCGTCTCGCGAACCGGTCGCAGAGCCGCGCGCTGTTGGCGCGACGGACGCGACCACACTGGCCGAGACCGCTCCGGAGCGGCCCATTGCCGAGCCGGCGCCAGGTCAGGACACGGCGTCCGCGCCCAGTGAGGCGCCGAAGGTGGCCACTGCGGCTGCTGAGGCTGCGACGAACCCGCAGAACGATCTGCCTGCGCCGACGGACGCGCAGAAGGAGGCCGGCAACTACAAGAAGGGTCACGTCCGCATCAACGGCCACGACATCAGCATCGAAAACCCTGCCGGCAGCCAGCGGGATCCACGTTGGCCAGCGCTGAAGAACCACTACGGCTACTTCAAGGGCACCGTCGGCAAGGACAAGGACCATGTCGACGTCTTCATGACCGATCGCGCTGAGGATGCAGCGCTGCCGGTGTACGTGGTCGACCAGGTCAACAAGGACGGTTCCTTCGATGAGCACAAGGTCATCATGGGAACCGCGTCGGAACAGGAAGCCCGGGATACCTACCTGGCCAACTACTCGAAGGGCTGGACCGGCCTGGGTGGCATCAAGGAAATGTCGCAGGAGCAGTTCAAGGCTTGGGTGCGCGACCCGAAGAAGACCACGCGCCGCGTCAGCAGGGCCAAGCCGGCGGAGGCGGCGCCCGCCCTGCAGCCCGCTACGAACGTCGGCGACTCCGGGCAAGGTGTGAGTGCGACTGCCGAAACCGTTGGTGCACTTGCAGAAACCGGTAGTGCGTCGGCCAAGGACGGAGGTGAGCCTGCAACTGCTGCAGCGCCAGCGAACCCCTCAGGGCCGGTGGAGGCAGGGCCGGTTTACACGCCCAAGGTTCGCATCAAGGCAGGGTCTCCAGAGTACGACCGCGGCGACATCGGCACGCTCGGTGCCTACTTCAAGCCGGGGCGTATCGTGAACGCCTATGGCAACACTCGGGATCGGGTGATCGAATTCCGGCCGCCCGGGAAGGATCCGCGCTGGCAGGTGAAGGTGCAGATGGTGGACAAGGAAGGGAATGCTCTTCCGGGTGAGGCGCCGCGCTGGCACAGCACCGTTCCTAGCCCGCGCGATCTGGATTCCGTGCTCGGGAGGCCTGAGCGGAAGTCGAGAAGGGACGCGAAGGCGGCCAAGGTGGCCAAGGCCGCAGAGGCAAAGAAGGACGACAAGGCCAAGCCGGCGTCAAACCCTGAGACTTCGAAGCCTGCGCCGAGTGATACCGATCGAGAGAGCGGTAGCTCCCCTGTCGCGGAAAGCTCGGCGGGAAAGTCCGATCCACTCTTCTCCCGTCGAGGCTGGGAGGCAGACTTCCCGGACGTTGTCACGGCACATCGCCTAGGGCAGCTGAGCGCGCATGCGGACTACGCTGCAGCCAAAGCCGGCGACGACACCGCGGCGCTGCGCGTGGCGCGCGACGTCATCACCCCCGAGTTTGTCCAGGACGTGCGTGCCGCGCTGCCGGAAGGCAGCAAGCCCTTGGTGGTGGCCGTGCAGTCCCAGGAAGCCGCCGGCAACAACCGCATCCCGCGGATGGCTGCCGAGGTGCTGGCCCAGCGGCTGGGACTGCAAGTGTCCGAAGACATCGTCCAGGCCGCGAAGGTCAACCGTAGTGCCGGCGATGCCCTGCACCGGCTGGCCAACCAGCCCCCGTTCACCGGCAAGGTGGAGAAGGGCCGCGACTATGTCCTGATCGATGACACGCTGACCCAAGGCGGCACCTTGGCCCAGCTGAAAACGCACATCGAGGACAACGGCGGAAAGGTGGTGCTGGCCACCGCTTTGACCGGCAAGGACTATTCGCGGAAAATCGCCCTCAACTCCCAGAGCCTGGCCGACGTCCGTGAACGTTTCGGATCAATCGAACCCTGGTGGCGCGACCAGTTCGGCTACGGCTTCGAAGGCCTCACCGAGTCCGAAGCGCGCACCATCCTCACCCTCGACAAGGGACGTCTCGATGCTGACGCCCTCCGAGATCGAGTCGCTGAAGGCCGAGTATCGGGCCTCCGGCCAGTGGGCGAAGGAGCAGCTGGCGAAGGATCCAGAGCTGAAGCACCTGGGCCCGGCGGGCGGGTAAATCGATCGGCTGCACCGGCTGCCAGCGGCGGCCTGGACTTCGACCGCGCGCTGCAGCTCAAAACCGATCTGACCCAGCACTGGGGCGAGAACGCGCCCAGCGTTGTCGTGGTGCGCTCGGCCGAGGACTTCCCAGCCAGCGCCAAGGTCGATCCAGGCTATCGCCGGGCCGAAGGTGTGTACGACGGGCGGCCCACCGTCTGGATCAACGCCGGCAACATCGCCACCGAGCAGCGCTTTGCTCAGGTGCTGGCCCATGAGGCTATTGGCCACTACGGCGTGGAGTCCGTGGTGGGGGCCAAGGATTGGGCCCAGATCGTCGACGCGATTGATCAGCTGGCCGCGAACGGATCTGGTTCTGCGGCACTGAAGTCGGTGCTGGCCGACGTGACCAGGCGCTACGGCACCGTCGATCGCGAGACTTTCGCCAAGGAAGCGATCGCCGTCATGGCGGAGCGGGGGATCCGCAACAGCTTCACCAGCCGCGTGGCCGCGGCAGTGCATCGCTTCCTCCGCCGGGTGATGCCCTCGCTCAAGTGGTCCGAGACCGAGGTTCGGGACCTGCTGAGCCAGGCCGACGGCTTCCTGCGCGCCGGCATGTCGGCGCAGGCGCAGCGGGAAATGGTGCGTTCCTACTCGTTCGCCCAGCCGCAGATCGACGGCCGCGGCGAGGCCTTCCTCGAGCAGAATGGCGGCCGATTTCTCCGCCGCGACGATCAGTGGTACCTCGCTGACGAGCGCGGCCGCCCGGCCGACTTCCTGACCCTTGGCACCGCGCGCGCTGAGGCCGAGCGCACCGGTGGGCAGGTCCTGGCCGACCCGGTTGAGAGTGGGGCGCGCACCTGGAGCGTGGTGCTGCCAAATGGCGCCGAGGTGACACGGGCCGCGCGCGGCCGGCTCTTCAGCATGCCGCCGGCAGACGCGCTCGCGGACATTGATGCGATCCAGCAGGGCATCCAGGGCGAAGGTGTGCTGGGACGTGCGCGGCAGATGCTGGAAGACCTGACCCCCAGCAAAGTGAAAGACGCGTTGCGGTCCGCGTGGCTTGGTGCGCTGGCCACCCGGCACCTTACTGAGCTGGGGCGCGACTACTTCCCGACAATCGATCGCTATTCGGACTACCTGGCCGAAATGCAGGCCGATCGAAACAAGCTGCAGGCGGAGGCGGACAAGATCGCGGAGGCGGCGCGCCAGTGGGCCAGTAAGAACAAGGCCGAAAGCCGCCGGCTGTTCGATCTCATGCATCAGGCGACCATGGACGGCGTAGACCCCTCGCGTGAGTACCAGCCCCTGCAGTTCAAGGCGCCAGGGGGCCAGGGACTGCAGGAGGTCAACCGCAAGAACGTTCAACACGCGATCAATGTGATCCAGCAGCAGATGAGGGAACGCAGCGGCGACACCAAGACAAACATGATGAACGAAGTGAAGACGCTGAAAGCAATGCTGAAGGTCGAACCACGCCGCCGCCGGCAATATGTGCCCTTGGTCGAGCAGTGGTCAAAGCTGTCTCCAGAAGCAAAATCGTTCTATCTGCAGTTCCGTGATGCCTATCGATCAAGGTCCGACGCAGTGGAAGAGGCCTTGATCCAACGCATCGAGGACCTGAAGGGGGGCGATTTGGTTGGAGGCCAGGTCATCAGCGACAGTAGCCGCCGCATGCTGGTGAACAAGATCCGCGAGCAGTTCGAATCTGCGCGGCTGCAAGGCGTCTATTTCCCCCTGCAGCGCTTCGGCAAGTTCTTCGTTGCAGCGGAGAAGGACGGTACCAACACCTTCCTCATGTTCGAATCACAGAACGAGCTGGATCGAGCCGTGAAGGACCTCCAGGCCAGGGAATGGGCCATCACCGCCCGGGGGATGAAGATGGAGGGCAAGGCGGCCGACGCACCGAGCGGCACCTTCGTGGCCGACGTGATCGACCAGCTGCGGACGGCGCATGTCTCCGACGCTGTTCAGGACCAGGTGTACCAGCTGTACCTGCAGACCATGCCGGAACTGTCGATGCGCAAGCACCAGATCCACCGCAAATCGGTGCCTGGCTTCGACCCTGATGCCGTGCGTGCCTTCGCCTACAACATGCAGCACGGATCGCACCAGCTGGCCCGACTGCGATACGCCCACAAGCTGCAGGGTGTGCTGACCGATCTGAAGGATGCGCAGAAGAAGATCCAGGCATCCCCCAGTGTCGACACGCGGAAAATCGTGGCCGGCGACGCTCTCCTGGAAGAGCTGGGCAAGCGGCACGACTGGATCATGAACCCGACCGACTCGGCACTGACCAACCTGATCTCGTCCTTCGGCTTTACCTACTACCTGGGCGCCACGCCGGCGGCCGCGCTGGTGAACGTGACCCAGACCGCCCTGGTCAGTTATCCCTATTTGGCCGCACGGCACGGCGGGGTCAAGGCCATGAACTACCTGCTGGCCGCCAGCCGCGACGCCGTGCGCACGGTGGGCAACATACAGAAGACCCTGACCGACCCCGACGAGCTCCGCGCCTATCAGGCGTTGGAAGTCGCCGGCGCGATCGAGAAGACGCAGGCCCACAACCTTGCCGGCATCGCCGAGGGCGGCATGACCGGCTACAACCCGGCTTGGAGCAAGGCCATGGAGATCATCGGCTGGGGCTTCCACAAGACCGAGGTGATCAACCGCGAGGCGACCGGCATGGCCGCCTACCGCCTGGCACGCGCGGATGGCAAGTCGTTCGACGAGGCGGTGAAGTTCGCCCGCGACGCCATCTTCGACACCCACTTCGACTACAGCAACGCCAACCGTGCCCGCTTCATGCAGAGCGGTACAGCGAAGGTACTGCTGATGTTCCGGCAGTACAGCCTGAACATGACCTGGGCGCTCGGGCGGATGGTCTGGCAGGCCACCAAGGGGCAGGACCCGCAGGTGCGGCAGATCGCCCGGCGCAACTTAACCGGCCTGCTGGGCATGAGCGCCCTGTTCTCCGGCGCCATGGGTCTGCCAATTATGGGCATGATCATGGGGGCGCTGAACGGCATCCAGGCCACGTTCGGCGATGACGACGAACCTTGGGATGCCGAGACCGAGCTGCGGGCTTTCCTCACCGGCATGTTGGGGCAGGGCGGGGCAGACCTATTGCTGCACGGACCGGCCGACAAGCTGACCGGCGCGAACATATCCGGCCGTGTCGGACTGGACAGCCTGTGGATCCGCGACGCCGATCGCGAGCTCGACGGCCGCGGCATGTTCAACAATCTGCTCGAGCAGGCCGCGGGGCCGATGGGCGGCGTCCTGAAGAACGTGCTGGTCGGCAAGCAGCAGGTCGACGAGGGCCACATCATGCGCGGCATCGAGACCATGCTGCCGAAGGGCCTCAAGGACGTGATCAAGGCCGGCCGCTACGCCACCCAAGGCGTGAACACCCTGCGCGGCGATCCCGTCGTGGCCGATCTGTCGCCCTGGGAAATCCTGCTGCAGGCCAACGGCTTCGCACCGGAAAAGGTGTCCAGGCAATACGAGACGACCCGCGCGCTGAAGAACTACGAGCAGCACATCCTCGATCGCCGCAAATCACTGGTAAATGCCTTCGCCATGGCGCTGCGCAATGGTGACGCCGGCGACCGCGCTTCGGTGCTGGCCAAGATTCGCGACTTCAACAGGGTCAATCCGGAACTGGCCATCACCTCGAGCGGGCTGCAGCAGTCCATCAAGAACCGGGCCCGCTACAGCGCCAGGGCCGAGGCCGGCATCGTGCTCAACCCCAAGCTGGCCGCGCGTCTGAACAAAGCCGTGACGGAGTAGTTGCTGCAACTTTGCGCCGCGATCGGATCTGCTTGGATGAAACCAATGTGAAGACGCCGGCGATGTTGCCGGCCCTATCGATACAGGGGCATTGGTTGATGGACAAGAAGGACTTGCAGGTGGTGGCCAGTGGAAAGGGATCGCAGGAGAAAGCCCAGCCGAGGGACAGTGGTGCTGGTTTTCTTTCGCCTGCAACAGGCTTGGAGGTGGGGCCCAAGGCATCGAGGGGGCGGCATTCCCGCCGCCAGACGCTGGAGAAGGGCATGGAAGATGAGCGCCACAAGGCTCAGGTGGTCTCAATGGAGGCCTTTAAGGCAGGCCGGGTAGGGCAGATTCCGCCGGAGTTGCTGGATATGTATGACCAGCTGACACGGGACCAGCACGCACAGGCCCGCAGCTCGATGGTGTTTCTGTCCACGATGCGGCGGATCCTGGGATTGCCCGACCTGTGAGGTCCACAGGGCCGCTGCGGCGGCCCCTTTCCAGGCTCAGGCCGCTCACGGCGCCATAAGGCCGGCGTGCTGTAATCCCGCCATGTGCTACTCCGCCCAGATCACCGCCGCCTACCAGAAGCTGGTCCGCATGACCGGCGCCACGCTGTCCCTGCAGGAGTTCGCGGCGCTCTACGCCCACGATCCTGGCAAGAAGCGGCCCAAGACCCCGAAGGCCATGGACGACGCCTTCCGGGGCGGGGCAAGCCCGGCGGAGCTGGCGGTATGGGCCGAGGTCGAGCAATGGAACCTGGCCGAGGCCGCCCTCCTGGAGCAGGAGCTGTTCGCCAACCGCAAGCGGCTGGCCGACGCTGAGCGCGCGCTGCAGGTGAAGGAGACGAAGAAGGCCCGCGAGGACGTGCGGATTGCCGGCAACAAGATCGAGCGGGCCAAGGCGCGGCTGGCGGATCTGCAGCGCGTTGAGCCGAAGGACCGTGACAGCCGCATCTTTCCCGGCGTCTATGCCCCAGTGATCGTTTCCGAGGCAGGGAAGCTGGTCATCAAGCCGATGCGCTACCAGTGCCGGCTGGCCGGGAAGCCGGCCAATTACGACCAGCGCTTCCCCGGCACCTACAACGCCCGTCGCGACAGCTTGGAGAAGTTCTGGGCGCCGGCGTTCGGCCACACCCACGGGCTGATGGTGGTGGACACGTTCTACGAGAACGTCGAGGGGCCGGACGGGAAGAACCAGGTGGTGCAGTTCACGCCGCGCACTGGCGAGCCTATGCTGGTAGCGTGCCTGTGGTCACACTGGAAGGATCCGGCCGGCAAGGATCCTGATCTGCTGTCGTTCGCCGCGATCACGGACGAGCCTGAGCCCGAGGTGGCCGCGGCCGGGCACGACCGGACCATCATCAACATCAAGCCCGAGCACGTGAACGCTTGGCTCAATCCGGACCCGGCTGACCTGGCCGCGTTGTATCGGATCTTCGACGACAAGCGGCACCCGTTCTATGAGCACCGTCTTGCGGCGTGA